GAAGTAGAGATTTCTTCACAAGAGAAAAGGGAACCAAAAGTTTCTGAAGGGCAAACTGTAGTTATAAGGGATACAGGACAAATATGCCAAATAGATAGTATTTTCGAAGGCTTCATAAACGGAGGGGAACCTAGATTTTCGTACCATCTTAAAAGCAATGCTCTATGGTACTCTGAAGAAGCACTCAAAGAAGGACCGAAATACCGTGTAGGCGATCATATAACTTATCAATCTAAAGTAGAATTTACTACAGGAATTGTAGAAATAACTGCTGTTGGTTTTGATAGTGAGTTAGACACCTATAGGTATGAATTTGATTACTTACCGTATAGACGGAGTGAAGAAGATATTACTCCAGGCGAGATAGTACAAGACCTTCCTGATGTAGAAAATACAGTACAATCTGAGAACTCCGTTCTCTCTGGTGAAAACAGCCCTATAGAACCTTTACAAAGAGGTATTAATCTCAAAGAGTTCTTGTTAAAGGTCTTAAAAGTTAGGTTAATGGGTTGGCAACTTGACATACTTAACGAGATGGAAGATCGTAACTCAGCCGCAGGTTATACTAGGTTTGTAGAAAACCCCTTTGATCTTAGTTTAGAGGGTGGTGTTAGATATAGCCCAATAACTACCGGAACCGTAGAAGGGGATGTAAGCTATTTTCTAATGAACCATCTCAACGCAGTGACACACACTAGGTTGAAAGATATAGTAAAAGCAGAACTATCATCTTATCTCTTAACTAAGGGATGGTCAGTAGATGTTGTTCGATCTACTGTAGAAAAAGTAGCTCAGAACTTGAAAGGATAGCTTTATGGGATTAAAAATAGGGCAGAAAGTTAGAATAGCTGAAGAAGATGGCCCTTCACAAATACTGTACAGCGTTGTCTTTAAAGGACACAAAAAATTACAGGATAATGTACTTAGAAGAGTTTATTTTATAAGTCCTTGTGACATAATGAGTATTGATCCTGAAAATATACCTCGCTACGAAGGGTGGTATACTAGAAGAGAACTTTGTAGGGAACCAATATCACAATTTGACAACAATACAAGTCTACCAGAAGTTCCCCTATACTATCCTATAAAATTCAAACGACAACAATGGGATGTTATTGATCAAGTTATTACAATGGCTGCATCAAGTAACTACAACCCATACAGAACTAGTTCAGGAGATCGTATAACTCCTTCGGTCATGTCTAGTTTCGAGGATTTTGTACAAACTATGATAGATGTAGCAAAGCAAAGAAAAGATCTTAGTTCAAATGATATAAAAGATCTAGCAACTATTCTTACAACCGGACATAGCTATAAGGAATAAGGTAATGCTTTTCTCTGGTAGAGAACGTAGTAATTTAACTCCAACTTCTATAGAACTTATCTTGGCAGCACAGAAACTCGGAGTAGATGCTTTTGATTTAACTAGGGCAGAGATCAGGAGTATAGTGTGTTGCCATATAGAGGCTGTATACAACGCTGAAAGCGTCTATGCGCAGTGTACAAGATGTAAACAGGTCTATTTCAGTGCTCTTGAAATCCCTGTTATTTGTCCTTCTCTTTTACCAGAGAAAGTGAAAACTGACAAAGATAGACGTGCAGAAGTACTGAAGAAAATTTTTAGGTCAGGGAGAGTTTTTCTCCATAACGCATGGGATTTAGCAAAGGAAGATACAGAAGAGAACCATCAAATTGACGCTTTAAAGTATGCTGTAAGTCAAATAGAATCTGATAACTATAAACCTGCGATCTTGGCAGCAAATGTGCCTGTTAGTCTATTTGGAAGATGTAAAAAAGGGGATGCTGTAGAAAATTGGCCTAAGTCAAGACCGTTGCGGTGCTTACTAATAAATGGTCATGAAGGGGAATGCGTATTTACTATCCCTCCAAAAGAATTGTAAGATAGATTAACGTTTCGATTAAAAACGGTGAAACGTTGTTTTTTGGCGCTACGATTTGGGCGATTTTACGTAGTGATTTTTAGGCTGTTTTTAGTCTCCAAAAGAGGGATTAGAAACAGCCTTTTCTGCGTTACAGCGATTAAAAACGGTGACTTATTCAAACAGTATAAAAGAGAAAACAAGATTGAGTGAGGGAAAGCAGCAAGCTGCTTAGGGGTCATTTACTGTATTTATGTTTGGTATCTTAGATGGGAAATCGGAAAAATTGGTCAAAATTAGATGGGTTGATTAAAAACGGGAAATCGTAGGGGTGGCATATACTACGCCTATTTATTGAAGAAGATATTTTTAATTATTTTTATAATCAAGAACGTAAGAATTAAAATAAATATAAGATAAGGTAAGGTATGTACCACACCCCTTCATTTACCCGTTTTTAATCGGAAGGTGAGGCCAAAAATAAAACAGGGGGTGGATTTGGATTTTGACCTATAAATCGTAGTTTTTGGACTGATTTTGGGAACTTAGAAAAGAGGTAAAAAATTGTAGATTATTTGATAGGGTTGAGGTGAAAATTCTGAGCGAGAAACCTCGTTTTCAAATAGTTTATGAAATTTTCTGTAATTCCTCCCCATAAGGGAGAATGTCATTTTTCATATGAACGGAAACTGTAGGTTTCTATACTTTATTGTACTCTGATAGTTATTGATAGTCAATCATTAGTTTCTACACTAAAACAGCTGAATTGACGTTATTCTGCTTTATTTTCTTTAGTTAGAAAAATTTAGTCACGCTATATAGAGAACGTGCGTATGTTACGTATTGGAGAAAATTTGATAGCTCAGTGGGGAGGTATAGGTTAGGTTGAAAAAGATCTAAATTATTTTTGATAAACCTATTGACATAGGGTGAAGGATAGAATATACTATCCTTACAACTTCATACGCTAATCGACATAACGACTAGCGCACTTCGAAAACTGGCAAAGTTACCGGGCGAAGTGGTTTTAGGCTTTCACAAGCGAATATAGACCGGTTTAAACCGTATTTGGGTATTGAGACTAGGAACCATTATTTGATGGAAACTCTAGAACTACCTAAGACGGTCAATAACCTTCTGTATTAATTGGATCTTTGATAATTAAATATGTTTAGCTGGAATGCTTAATTAGAGACTACTCTTTGTAGAAAATACGAAAGGTAAAAACTAATGGCAAACTTTGTAACAAAAAAACAATATGACGAAAAGATAAAGAATAGTATATATACTTGTATCTTTTTCTTGGAAGGTAAACGAGTACTTACATTTGAAGGTACTTTGTTGCATATTACAGAAGAAATTATGAAACGTAATGGCAAAGAATTTAACTACATTTTAATTACGAAAGAAGAATGTAGACGTTTATTTGGGTTAGCTACTGACTGGCAATACACCTATTATCAAAATATCTTAAAAACTGACAGAGAGGAAAAGTTAAACGGCCATTATGGGCCAAAGAAGTAAATTTAATAAAGTAGTCTCTAATTAAGCATTCCAGCACAATTTTATATACTAAATTAATTCCTGCGTTCATTCGAAAGGAATTAGAAACATGCCTGATTACATAGTTACGTTCACCAGAACGCAAGAATGTAGTATCACAATAAAAGCAAAATCAAAAGAGGATGCTTTTAATAAGTTTGATAGCGGTAAGTATAACGACAATGAAGTAGAGGTACAACACGAGAGTATCTCTATTGATGAAGTTCTATTAGACGAATAAGGTAAATTAATGGCATTAACAAATGAACAAAAGGCGGCACTTGCTTACGAGATCATAACAAATGCAGCAAACCTAGTTTGTGACAATTGGGAAGATTACAGTAAGTCTGGTTATTGTAGTGAAGTATTGAAAGATGTTTCACAAGATGAAATAATCAAACAGACTGCAAAATGGTTAAATAATCTCCCAGGTAAAAAATGGGATAACAGACTTAATTTAAAGGAGAGTAAATAGCTTTAACTATTCGCAGGAATTAATTTAGTATATGACAACAAACAAACAAGGAGAATAAGCAATGACTTACAAAACGGTTCTAAAGTATGAAAAGGGTTATAGAAAACGAACTACGCATACCGGTCTGACTTTGCAAGAAGCGCAAGAAATCTGCAAGGATAAGGAAAGTAGTTCGTTAACTTGTACAAAGTCTTATTTAAAACGAAGAACGAAGCTTATGGGGAATTGGTTTATAATCTATACTGAGGAATAGAGATTTCTTCTACCAGAGAATAACGGAAACCGGAAAATGAAGCCAAAAAACAAACCGCGTAAAATGCGGTTAAATCGACAAAACAATAAAAAGAGATCTATCAACCGCTTCACAATTCGTTATTGTGAACTCATAGAGAAAGAAGAAGTTTCTACACTAGATTACTCTATGTTAGTTTATGGTTATGAGGTATGGTGGATTTAATGGTAAAGACTAAAATATTTGAAACGGAATTAGCAGGATTTCCAATTACTGTAACACAAGATAGTAAGACTAAATTTACTGTTACTTATGGTAAGGAAGTGAAATCTAATTTAAATTATATACTCGCCGCCGAAAAGTTAGGTTATGCTATATTTCATGCATTAGCTTGCGAAGGAAAAATAAAAGGTAGATAATGGCAAAGACTAAACAGCAAAGAGAATTAGATAGACTTAGCGCAATAGATAGTTTAAAAAATCTAGTAACACCTTATACGACTATTGTTGCATTCCAGCATAAAAATAGATCAAATAGTAAAGGTCAACTTATTTTCTCATTTCTTGTTTCGGAAACAGTAGAAAATAATATATGTAGGACAGTAGAAAAAGGAACTGGTAAAGTCTCTAGGATAAGAAATATAACTGATCATATTCTATGTTTGTTTTCAGAGAAGAAACGTTATAGATGGTTTTATAGGACTTCTGAGCCACATGAGATAATGTATGTTCTTGCTAAGTCTATATTTACTGAGGAAGAAATACAGAATGCAGGTTTTGAGAATTTAGCTCATTGGGCCGGTAGCATGATGGAAAGGATTTACTAGAATGAACCACAAAGAACCATTAGAAAATGTACCGTTCTTTCTAGATTGTATGTACATTCAATTAGTTGATAATAATGTATGTAATTCAAGAGTAGCAAACATCTTGCAAGCATACCACGAATTGATTAATAATCATTCGTGCCCGGTTAGGTATCATGGGGATATAGTAGCTTGTTATACTGAGATTATAGCTACTCCTGAATTACCTAACACAATAGCTATTGGCATTCGTCAAAACGGAATAGAGATGGCTACAGACTTAGGAAGATTTAATACAAAGTCTTCAGTTTTTGGAGACAGTGTGGAATGGTATTGCTTAGAGTTTAACGAGTATTGTGACCATAGTTACCACTACTGTGAGGAAAAATACAATAAACAGAATGCAAGTTTTCAATTAACTACGGAAGAAGAAACAAGGAACTATTTTAGTGAGTAAACCGATAGAAGATTACAAAAAAGCAGATTATTTTTACTTTACAGATAGTAAAGGTAAGGTAAGAACATGGCGGCGCAATGGAAGAACTATTACATGGAAACGAGATCTAACAAGGTTTAAGATACCTATTAAGTTTGGGCTATATGCGTTTGACTACATTACGGAACAAAACTATAAAAACTTTACTTTAGAAAATCCTAAGGAAACAAAGTAATGACAATAAATAGTATTACGTTACAAGCTTATACTCTTGGCAATCAATTGATACTCTCAATGGATTATGTCAATAACTCTAATAAAGTCAAATATGAACTTAGGTTAGAAGATACAACAATATTTGAGGGAAGTGATTACAAACCTTCTCCATTGTGCAAGGAGGGACCGTTAAGCAAATATTCTGCGGCTGAGTTACTTGACATTCTTTTCTTAAAGCCGGGTGATACAGATGCAGAATATTTTGAAGATTACACAAAAGAACAATTAGACTTTGTTACTAATCCTATGACAGAGTATTGGCGCATGGACGCTTTGTTCAATTTAGGATTAACTCAGCTTGACAACGGAGATTACATGACAAGAGAAGAATTAGAGGAATTAGTGTAATGCCAGTAAACTATTTTTCAGAAACATGGAGAAGGTTTTATAATGCAGATTCAAACGAGATAACTTTAGAACAATGCGCTAATCATGGGGCAAATCATAAAGCTTACGATTGGAACCCGTAAATAGACCCTAGATGGAGTGACGAAAAGAAACAAGCTTACATAGATTCTTATGAGAAGGAAGAAAATACCTATGGCAAATGAATTAAGAGTTCCGACGGTCAAAGGGATTTTAAACGGTCTTGAATGGCTAAACAAGCTTGACCGTTCTCCGGAAGTTACTGCCAAGTTAGTTAGAAAGGTTTTGGAAGATAAAAAATCACCTACTACAAATAAGTTTCGAAAATGTAATGAACTGTTAGAGACTTATGGTATTGAAAATCTTAGTTTTAGGTTGCCTAAGTTGGGAAATAGGCAATATATGTACCTAAACACAGGAGATCCATACATAGCTACTCTTATGTTCTGCTATGAGACAGGAGAAATATTTATAGGTAATTGGGGATATTTTGCCGAAAGAGATCTTGACAATAGGAACTGAGGTATGCTAGTATGTGGTTTAACATGTTAAGACGGATGGAAAGGAATAGCGAACGGTCAAGCTATTTTGTTGTTTGTGCCATTCATGAAAACAACTTTGATAGTATAGCAAAGTCAATTCGTAACTTTAAAAGATGGCGAGGTAAAAAATACTTTCTACCCTTACCAGTATATTAATCTTTGAATTAGTTAATTTGACACTACATTAAATTAACTAAAGCAAACATTAATCCAAATACAATGTTTGAAACCAAAAACCAAAATAAATTTAGTTAGATCAAAGGAACAAAACACAATGGCAGAACTCACTTTCAAGAAAGACGCAACTACCGGAAACCTTGCAGCAATTGGAGACAAGGGGAAATATCGGCTTATAGTAGATGCAGATACTAAGCTATGGAAGATTATGTGCGGAACTTCGGCACTAGGTAAGGGTATCCGTGGAGTTGCGAAGGCAAAAGAAATAGCTCAGACAAATGAAGGCGAAACGGCAGTTAAGGCAGAAGTCCCGACAAAGACTTCAACTGCCGTAAAAACGAACGTAGGGGCGAATAAAGCACAACAAGAGATTAATGATAAGATGGCAAAAGTTCGGGCTGCTCGTACAAAGATACAGGCAGAAGATAATACTAAATCTTCTACCAGTAAGAACGGCAAAACTGCGAATGTACCTGCAAAGACTACAACGACAAAGACCGAAAAGACCGGGCGTGATAATACGCGGTTTAATGGCGGCGAAGTTATTCATGGTTTTGGCGATAAAGTTTCTGAATTAGCTTATGCTATTTCAAGTCTAGGTAATGCGCGCGGTAGCAGGGACCATGCCGTAATTCATTGCAAAAATCACCCGTTCTCTACTTCGGCAGTTGGATTGTATCTTGCCGCCGTAGTTCGTTGTTTCACTAAAGAAGCTACAGTATATAGTCTTTCTTCAAGGGGAACTATCGGACTTCCTGCAAAGTTCCGGTTTGAATATTTTGCAACAACTGATTTGGTAGAAGCCGGATTATGTGTTGACGCTCCTGAAGGCAATTCAGTACTGGAAGGTCATACGTTTGATTTTGATGGTGGAAAGGTTACTTTACCGGTTGATGTAAACGCAGTTAAGCCAACCAAAAAGAAGATAGCAACTGCAACTAGCACAAGCGTACCTGTTGCAGTTGCTACAAAACCGGTAAGTGCAGCAAAGGTTCCGACAACTACAGGGAAGAAAATTGTAGTACGGAAAAAGGCAGCATAAGTTCCACCGCGAGGTAGTTAGATCATAAAAATCAGAGATAGGCCGGATTGCTTCATGCAGTCCGGTCTTTTTTCATGTCCGGGTACCTGGGTATGGTGAAAACGGTCTTTGTTCGGTTATGGCTGTTTGAGCGAACGGATTGTAGTACCTCTATTTGACCGTAGAACGCACGGAGACGCGTTCAATAAAGGTTTTGGGGTGATTGTACGTTGACTTTTTGCTACGGCGAACGTAGAAGGTATAGAGTTATGTCTACATAAACGCAGTTTTGATGTTGAAATCTGTTCGTATAGGATTTTCTATAGATAAGAAACATAGTAGACAAAGTACGTAACTATCAGAGTTTCTATGGATTACAGGGACAGAGAATTGCTTAGACTTGTGCTGTAAACAGCCATTCTAGGGACTTACTGAGTAAGTGTAAAGAATACAATGGAAGTTATCGGGCATGATTTCTTCTACCAGAAAGAACGGGACTTTGGAACCGGGACTAAAGAAAATTTAGTAAAGTGCTTGACATACTATGCAGACCGTGATATACTCTTAGTAGATTTACTTTAGTTTAGGAGTTCACACAATGGTGCCTGATGGTTTTGGAGTTAGGGTATCGGATGTTTGCAAATGCGGACATGTGTTTGAAACGAGAGTTATAGAAGCTTATGATGAAGATTTAATGGAGTGGGGATTATTTGATATTGATTTAATTTGCTGCAATAAATGCGGAGAAGAAATTGAATATAAAGTTAAGGCAACATACCGGGTATGTAATTTTCGTAAAACACATAAGGTATACGGTATTGAACTAGGGTATAATACTAACAATATTTATATTAATTGTGTTTTCTAATTTATTTGCAATAGCCTATTAGTATTTGGTCTAATAGGTTATGGTAAGTCAATTAGACTTTTATACAAGGAGTTCACACAATGGATTTTGCATGGTCATGTTTAGGTCTTTCTATTGGCGCAATTGCGTTTATGTTTGCAAGTTTTGCATTTTACTATGCTCAGTATAAGGTATAAGGATAACATAATGAAAATAGTCATTGCTCTGTTACTTGCGCTTATTACTGCATATTTTGTGCATATGCTTAGTGTCATTGGAGTTATTAACCGGTTTTCGCCTAGCTACTCCAATCTTGTTGCAATCCAGGGAATGTACTTTTTTGGTACAATTATATTTGGAATTGCAACTCTTGTTGCTATTGCTTTTTGTTTTGATAAGGAAATAAAATAATGCCGTCTACTATTACAGTTCCGTACAAGGGTAAGTTTGTAACCTTTGAACTAACTACATTCTTCCTTTATGCAGGTTTCGGAAATGCGTTAAGGGTAAATTATACTTGTACGGAACTTAAAACAGGAGTGAGCATACAAGCTTCTAATATTACTCATTCTATGATCTATGCAGCATGTTATGCAAAGGTAAATTAAAATGAAAACATCAACTAAGCTTAAAAACGAACTTGCTAAAAAATACCGTAATAGCCATTATATTGCGTCGCATTTATTGTGCTTTCCTCTCAATGCAGAAAATAGACTTGCCAGGCATATAAACGGACTTGGGAACCGTGATAATAACCCGTTTACAACTAAGCTGGAATGCCGTGGAGAAGATATAAAGAACGTTCGTTATAGCGTTTATCCTGATGTTGTAAATATAGATCTTTATATCAATTGGGGCAGCTATGGCGATTACCCGGTATGTACATTTGCTTTAGTTTACAATCAAAAGAATGGCGATAAATCAACTCAATTTAGTCTGAGAAGGGCATGGTATTTTGCATATCGTAATTATCGCAGAATACAGAATGCCAATCAAGATAGAGGAAAGTACCAAACTTTCCAGCAAGGTATTAAGCGAGAATTTCGAGTAGAAACATGGTCGGAGAAAATATAATGAACTTAGCCAATTTCAAAATTGCAATGCATATGCTCTCAACAAAAGATGGAAATCCAAGTTTATTTACTCATGAAAGCTTATTCCATCGGAAGTGGACACCGGGAGGAAATACCGATTGTTTTGGAGCTAACGGGAAAATTGAATATGATCAATTACCCTCTTATGATTGGGTAAAGAATACAATGAACTTATGCAAGTACAATGGACGCGAAGAAGGTCAAACATGCATGAGTTTACCTCTTAGATCTCGAAAGGAATTAGTATAATGGAATGGTATCAAGACCCGTTAGCGATTATATTGTGTTTTTTGTTACCGTTGTTTATAGGGGGACCGGTAGCAATAATCAATAACCGATTAAATGCAGGCACAGGCAACGAGAAAGGAGAAGAAATTCCAGAACAGAAAGTACAATCTTTTGAGGAAATCGCACGGTCAAACGGCAAGAAGAAAAAAGGATATAGAAACTAAATGAAATACAAAAAGGCTAAGAAGGTAGAAATTACAAAAACCTTACAGAAGTGTATTAATTTTGACGCCGGGATATGGGAAGATATAAAATATCCCTCAGATAGTTTAGAGTTAGGAGACTTTAACCATATAATTAGAAGTGAGAACAGTCGAGTAGACGTATACTATCAACATAAAGACGGAACTATGTACAGAATAGTTTTTGAGATGTTTATTTAAATTAACTAGCTTAGTAGAAAGAAAAGGATAAACCATGAAAATCAAGGCAATCAGAAAACAGCAAAAAATTAAGGTCATTGTACAGGTTTTAAATGAGAATGACGAATATGTAGAAGTGCCGGAAAATGAGTTAGATAAACTAGATATAGGTAAGTACAATTGGAGTGAAACAACAACTTATCAAGAATGGCACCATTACAAGAAATATAACAATGTAGGAAAAGTAAACGCTGATTGTATATTGTATCGTATTATGTTTACCGTTGTAGAGAAATAACTAACCATCCGAAGGATACACTCAAATGAAATTTAGAAATGCTAGAAAATATGAAGTTCGTATAACTTTAGAACAATTACATAGAGACGGGAAAACATGGGAACTTGTTAGTTATCCGAGTGGAAATGAAAAGTTGGGTAAATTTATTAGAACAGAAACAAGAGAAGCTAAGGTAATTCAGTATTACAAGTCAAAAGACAATGTACAAAGTAGAATAATTTTCGAATTGTTTGCGTAAATTATCCGAAGGAGAGAATTAAAATGAAGATTGAAAAGAAATTACTAGCAAGTCCGAATAGCGAAGTTAAAACACTTCTTCTGCTCACACTAGGACAGGCAATTAAGATTGCAAAACTCTATGTAAAAGAAACTAAATTACTAAAAAAATTAGCTCGTGATAGAGATGAAGTTATAGAACCAACGAAAGATCTAAGTGAGGAATGCGATATACTCGCAACTCATGCGCTCAGATTAAGCCGGTATGTAGCCAATCAAACTATCTTAGCTAATGGCGATATAGAAGAAGGTAAGATATTACGGGGTGACGATGAAGTGCAACAAGGTAAGGTTATGAATAAAGCGGATGTAGAATAAAAAAAAATAAAGAGATCTAACCCAGGTAGGCCAATAGAGATCTAACCCAGGTAGTAGGAACGTAGTTAATCAAGCCATGCAACTCATTCGAGTTGTGTGGTTTTTTTTTGTGACAGGGATTAGGACATAGCTGAGATATGGTTAGCTGGGTAGAGGGAAGGGCAGGAAGGGCAGGGAATATTAAAAAATTTTTCTATGCTTCTATGAGATGCAAATAGCCACTAAACCGTATTAAATTCAGTTGTGTAGACATGCTTAGATGGACAATGAGGTAGAAGTCATGAGAGACCGGTAAACGCTCTGTACGGTCAACGTAGGGACAAGGAGAATAGATGTATAAGGGTAGGTTTGACAGATAATGATAGTTATTGGTAGTTTGGTAGTAAAATCTTGACAGATAGGCAGACTGAGCGTACAATGCAACTCACTACAGACTATGTATAGGTAGTTGGAAACCATAGCGGTATACACTGAGGGAATGGCTGTATCATAGTTAATACAACGGTATAGCCCGGTATATCGTGATATAATCTGATATGGTTCGATATAGTATCTACCCAACTGCAATTCCTGTAATAACATGTAATCATCACTATTACAAGCTAGTCTATTGTATTTTCTTTAGTATATTTACTACACTAAGACATGAATGTATAGGGGTATGGAATGTATAGGGAGATCTACTAAAGAAAATACAGTAAGCCATCAACCACTGAGCAGAATTAGTGCAATAAATACACTAAGGGCAGGGGGGGGGGGTAGGCACCTTTTCATATGAAGCCGGGAGGGGGAGGAACTCTATTAAATTTTGAAAATTTATTTTAGAAACTACCCCCTGTAGAAAATTTACTAACATGGGTGTGTAGTTTAACAGGTAGAACGGCGTGACGGGTTTTCCGCGTAGTCGGTAAAGGTTCGAGACCTTTCCACCCAAATTACCTACAGTAACAAACACCGGGAGGTAGCATAATCGGCAATGCACCAAGAGCACTTGGCTGAGACACTATAGATCTCTGATCAGTTTACTATACTCTCTACATGAAGGTTCGAACCCTTCCCTCCCGATTTACACTAAAGGAAATCAGAGAATGCCTAAGTATCGTAAGAAACCTGTAGTAATAGAAGCTTTCCGCTATTGGACAGACGATAGACCTGAGTGGTTTTGTGATGAAGTTACTAAAAATAATATAGTCACTTATGAAACACATTGCGAAATTAAAACTTTAGAAGGAACTATGCGCGGAGAAATTGGTGACTTTATTATAAAAGGTGTTAAGGGCGAAATATACCCTTGTAAACCAGACATATTTGAAGCAACATATGAACTAGTAGAATAAAAGCCAAAGGAAAACCAGAACCAATGGACAAAATCAAAGTTACAGGAGAGTATTTGAAACCCTATACTTGTGCAGTAACTTTAATAAAGAAAGATGGGTCAGAACATCCTCTTCCAGTGACCGGCTGCTCAATACATTTCGACGCCGAAGAAGGTGGTTGGATAGCCACACTTACTGCACCAGTTGAAGTAGAACTAGAAGCACACTCTTCAATGACAGATGAAGAGATCTCTAAACAGCTTGGAGATCAACTAGTAAATATAATACAGAAAGATTAAATAACAATGGCAAACAACACCAAGAAACTATTTCCAAACTATCTACCAAAGCAAGAACCTGTACAAGCAGTTCAGTTTAAAGTAGAGGAACCTAAGTCATGGCCTGATTGCGTACAGACAAACGAGATCACAGATATTTCTACAGGCAAGGTAACGATGACTTACTATACTGTAGAAAATTCTTCTGGAGAAGCCATGGATCTAAAGGATGGCGATTACATTATTATGTTCGGAGATGAAGGTAATGGAAACTCCGTAATGTCTGAAGAGGATTTCCTAGAGAATTATGATTTAATGCAGCCTACTAAGTCTGCGGACGAAACGAAATAGAATAGTATATTTTCTATTCATATTTTCTATAGGACACCCGCCTCGCTTCGCTCGGCGGCACACTATCTTTCACCAGAGAGGTTGGCAAACCTAAAAATGTACCGTAAAAACTATGGTAAAAGACTTATAACTCCTATATTACTATCAAGTTTTGTTTTCTATCTGTCTATGCCTTGTTTATTAGCAGATACTACAGTAATACAAGGAACAGACCCAGCAGGTGTTTCTAGACCTATTGTTGTAGACACTTCAGGCAGGATAACTCTAGATCCTAATTCAGTTGGTGGAGGGGGCGGTGGAGGTGGAGGTGCTGTAACCCAATCAGACCAGACCTTACTAAAAGGTACAATGTATCAAGGAGGTACATGGTCTAATGTAGGAGTTACAGGTACTTTCTGGCAAAGTGTACAGCCTGTGTCCGGTACATTTTGGCAAGCAACTCAACCTGTAAGCTTAGCCTCTGTTCCTTTACCTACTGGAGCTTCTACAGCAGCTAATCAGACTAATGTACAATCTTCAGCAGGAACAGCAGCAACAACTCTTATAGGTGTGCAAGGTAATGCCTCTGGAGTTCCTGTAGTAGTAGTTCAATCTGCTCCGGCACTATCTACATATGTTCTTGCATCTACATCAGGAACAGCTACATTAAAAGGGTTTTATGTAGATAGTGCCGGTGTTCAACTAGCAGCAGATTTTACATATAGTATAACTTCTGCGACTACATTAACTACACTTGCTGGAGGAACTTTACCGGCTAACTCGGTAGGCGTAAAATGGTCATTATCCGGAGCTAACCTTTATATAGGAAATTCCGGGCAGGTAAATGGATCTTTCACCTATACTCCTGCATCTGTACAAGCTACTATAGCTAATTATGGAACTTTCGGAAGGGTTAGCCCATGAAACTAAAATTAGCTGTAAAAGCAAACCTGTTATTTCTACTTCTTTTTGTTCCTACAGTAACTACAAATGCTAGTAAAATTATAGATCATGTGGTTTCAGGTACGGGAGCAGTAGGTAATGGATGGATTGACACCTGGGGGCAGTATACTACAACTTCTGGAGCTATAGTTTCTACAAAAACAGTAGCAACTATAGGCAGTACAACTGTAAATGGAGCTACTACTGCTGGAACAAATGTAATAGTGTATACTTCAGCAACTTCTAGAGTTGTTGGAGAAGTAGATATAGTAGGTGCAGGAACCGCAAATGCAGAAGCACTGCAAATACAGTCAATAGCTGGCACATCTATTACATTTACTACAAATACAGTAAATAATCACTCTAATGGTGAAAGCATAGTTCGCCAGAGAGATGCACCGTTACTTAGACCTAGCTCAGAAAATGTACTAAATAACAGTCAATATGTAAAAACTGCTGCTTTACCTGCAACTTCATATAGACCTACTCTAGCTTTTCTTAGATATGTAGATAATACAGACTATGTAAAGATAGTGGGAATATGGAATGGTAGTACAACTTTCCAAGTACAGGTATTTCACTGTTTGCAAGGAGTTGAGACAAGTGTTTCAAGTACAAATTGGGCTGCGTCTTCAACAAATGTAATTGAATGCTTATCAAGTGCCTCTGGAACAAACCCAACTACTATAACATATACAGTATATAGAGTTTCTGCTGGCTTACATATTCCTTTAACTGTCTCAGGAAACAGTACAGGAAGAGTATCATCTACAATAACCACAGGTACAAACTCTGTAATACAGTCCGCAGGTCAATGCGGAATTGCAGCAGCAGATACAGGTACAGGTTTTACTCAGATCTATACTGAAAATAACACAAACCTATCTGTTGCAATTAGTAATGCAAACTTTCAAGCAGGTCTTTCTCCTTACGCTACACATATAACAAGTACTACTAGTGTAGAAAGTAATGACATTGATTGGCACTCTAAGTTTACATTCTCCGGTAGTAACTGCACTTTACTACTTGATCTTAGTGGCTTACAAGCATCGGCAGGATCTTCTACAATAATATATAGCGTAGACGAAAGAGCATTCGTTAGCACAAACATAACAAATGCAACTACTTCTATAGTTCTTATGAGTTCAGGACTTTGGAACTCTGCTCACACTGTAAGAATATATTGGAGATCCCAATTTGGAGGTGGTACAGCCGATCTATGGACAGCTAACCCACCGCCTTCTATAATAAAAATAACCGGTATAAACATAGATACCGGAGAAACTATAGGAGCTTATGCTCTACTATCAAAAAGACTTTTATGGTATTCCGATAGTATTGCATTAAATCCAGCAGACGGCATAGAAGGAACAAGTATCCCAAGCCCTTATTACAACCATGTAGAAGCGGTTGCAAAAGCATTAGGTTGTGAAGTTGGATTAATTCCAATGGGAGGGCAAGGGTTTAGGTGGTTAGCTGCTTATAATGTTCCAGCACTATTTGTTCCTGGAGATGACACAAATAGTGCATGGAATAAACATTGGGCAGGAGTAAGCAGGTTAGTAAGTGGGGCATTCTCACCTGCACCAGACTATATTGTAGTAAATGAAGGCACAAATGATTGGCTTCACGGTACATCTGATGCAAATGTAGTTGCTTCTGTAGCTGCATTTATCCCTGCTCTAAGAGCCGCTGCACCACTAGCAAAGATAATTTTCTTACAGCCTATTGGCGGTGACTTTAAATGGACACAGGTTAAGCAAGGAGTTGTACAGGCAGCAGATAGCAACACAATTGCAGTAGATCTTCCTTCCTATGTTACAGACGGAGTAACCGCGGGAGGGCAAGATACATGGGCAAGTGGGGATGGAATACACCAAAACACTGCAAAAGCTGCTATTGATGTAAACCCTGCTATAGTATCTGCAATAAACTCTGCGCTAAATCCTAGTGTATCAATACCGGTAAGAACACACTATAGGTTTAACACTTCTTCTGAAATGATATTTAATACATTAAAGAAGACAAAACTAACCTATTAATCGACGCAAACTAGCTTCTATTCTCCTTTCGAGTTGCAGGATAGAAGCTATAAGCGCAAAGTTTCTCTTAGATCAAAAATAATAAAACTAGAGGTAGATAAAATGGCAACTATTGCTGATATTGACCCGAAAAATCCAAATAAAATTAAGGGAGTTGATTGGGGTTTAGTTCCAATTCCTTCTTCCTATGCAGAGCTATACAAAAACTATGGAGATCCTAGAAAAGATAACTTCGAGGAAGACTACCTAATAAATCTTCCTCATACTCTGTCTAATGGACAACTAATTCATGTTAAAGCGCATATAGCAATGACTACTGCTTTGCATGACATATTTGGCAACTACAATAAGTATATTAATGATTGTGGTGGCTCTTATAACTTTAGAGACGTAAGAGGTACAGAGAATACAGCACATCCCAAATTATCTTTTCACTCATGGGGCTTAGCTATTGACATAAATGTAGCACAAAACCCACTTGGATCTAAGGACAGAACAAAACAACCACCTGAATTAGTAGCTGCATTTAAGAAACATGGCTTCTTTTGGGGTGCAGACTATAAAGGCAGAAAAGATCCCATGCATTTTCAAAGATGCCATAATTTCTAAGGTATTCTTCTACCAGAGAAAACGGGGAACTTCAAATAAATTTAAAGGAGGTAGGCAAATGCCTATAAAAGAAAAACCACTTGAAATACTTTCTAATGGGAAGAAGGTATTTGCCTACAACGATAAAGGGCAGGCTATTTGTAACGGTATTATACGTAGACCTGGAGAACCGGAGAGACGTTGCCAAGTAACTATTTTAGGTACTTGTGGTAGATGTCGTAAACATGGAGATAGGGCACCAAAAGGCATTACTCACTATGCTGCAAAAAGTTTAAAAACTTCTGAAACAATGCCTCAGTATCTTAGAGCAGATATGAATGCTGCTCTAGCTGATGAAGACAAGTTATCTACAGATCATGAAATTGCCCTAACAGACACTAAAATTTCTCAGTTAAAAAAAAGTCTAGGGCAAGATCTCAGTAATGCTGCATGGAAAGATCTTAAACTAAAAATATCTCAATTAACCTACTACCTGGAAAATGACCAAGAGAAGATAACAGAAGAGTTTTTAGGTAGTTTAATTAATATTGTTAATTCCGGGATTAGTGAGAAAGATACCTGGAACGAAATAAGGGCATGGAGTGAGCATAAACGAAAGCTTACCGAAACTGGAAGTAAACGAGAGAAAGAATTAAGATTACTTCTAAGAGGGGAGCAAGTAGATGCACTTATTATAGGAATTGCAGCAGCAGCAAGAGATAGTATAAAAGCTCATCATTCTCTTTTAGCTAGAAAATACAAACTAGTTGATATTGATACGGGTAGACCTGTAACAAGCATTGATATAAAATACGAAAACCATTTCACAGCAAGTATAGGTAGTGCACTTGGTAAACTAATTGGAAAATCAAGAGAAAGCCAGCAATTACAATTAGCCGAACCAAGTTAAAGGGGTGTCTACTGCCAAAGGGCAGACGCTAGGAACCGTAGTAAAAACACTAAGCGTTTATTCTCCAGCTTAATTACTACGGTTCCTTAAAAGATTTTATAATTGTCGGAAGGGTTTTCGATCTCCTTTACCTTCTGGCAATCAGAACTAGGAAGGTGTTTTCTGGTTTTCATCTTCCTAGTTTTGGATGTTAAATTTAAAGGAGATACGTTTTGGGGTTTACTACAACAAGGCAGGTAAGTTTTGAACATGGCCCAAATGAAAGTTTATATCAGGCTTCATTAAAAGAACTACAAAGACTTTTAATGTCTAATGACGTAACAGAAGTTTTAGAAGATGATCCCACTGCTCTATCTTTAAAAGATTTCGTAGAAACAACTTCTAAGCTTATTCTTGAGCCATGGCAGATACATATATGCGAACGGTTAGAGAAACTTCGTTACCAGAGAGGGCAGAGAATTCTGCTACATAAACCACCTCAACATGGTGGCTCTGTTATAGTTTCTCAGAGATTACCTGCCTATTTATTAGGGCATAGTCCTAGTAGACGTATTAAACAAGCATGTTATAATATTGATCATGCAACTAAATTTACTAAGATCAATAGAGACATTATGCTGACAGTAAAATATAAGGAACTTTTCTTTGAAAACAGAAAAGAACTTTATATTGACCCAAGAGCAAGTGCAGATGAATTTGCTACAAGAGCCAGATTAGCTTATAGAGATGGTCAAGCTTCTTTAAAAGCTTTAGGACTTCAAACCGGATTTGTTGGTGAAGGTGCCGATGATCTTATAATTGATGACCCTTATGCTTCAAGTCAAGATGCTGCAAGTCCTGCAATTAGGGATAGAACCTGGGAATTCTGGATAGGTAATGCTAAAGTTCGTATTGATGAAGAAACTAATGTAGTTGTAATGTTCCACCGATATAACGAAGAAGATTATATTGGTGAATTAATTAGATCAGAAGGTTTAAAAAGCCAAGACGGAGTATGGGAATTACTTTCCTATCGTGCTCAGTGGGATGGAGACGAAAGGCCGGAAGTAGGCGGTCCTGATCCTATGGGCAGAGAGATAGGAGAGTATCTTTCACCTCGTAAAGCAAAACAACCAGGTTACTACAGAGAACGTAAAAAAGATAGTATAACATGGCTTGCACAATTCCAAGGTAAACCTTCTAACCCTGATGGTACAACATTTGAGATTAGTAAATTTAAAATAATTCCTAGAGCGCCTGTAAAGTTTGTTAAAGTCTGTAGGGCTTGGGATATTGCAGGAACTTTATCAGGAGACTATACAGTAGGGGTCTTAATGGCTCTTGGCACAGACGATCTAATCTATATCCTTGATGTTAAGAGATTTAGAGAAGAACCTGCAAAGAGAAATGCCATTATCCTACTAACTGCTCAGATGGATAGATACCGTTATCCTGACATGATTGTAAGAATGCCTCAAGATCCTGCACAGGCCGGTATTGATCAAGCAATCTCCTTTAGGAAATTACTAAAAGGATTTAATGCAGTTATTAAACCTGTAGGTAATGGGGATAAAGAAACTAGGGCAGATCCTTGGGCACAGTATGTAAATAGTGACCTTGTTCGTCTTGTTTACTTTAAAAGAGAAGATGATGACGAGGATACTAACTGGACAACTGCATATATTGCAGAGCACAAGAAATTCCCTAATAGCAAAAAGAAAGATCAAGTTGATGCTTCTTCCGATGCTTATTCTGAAGTAGCTCTTTCAATTGATAATCCTCCTGGTGAGAATTTTGATACAATGGGCTTACAGCCTGATGATGAAGAAATTATTACAGATAAAGAAGCTATAATTCTTGCTGAAGCCTTATTAGAACAGGAATTGCCGGAAGAATATCAATACCAAGAAAGGGTAGATGAATATGGCTATACGGAAGAAAAAGATTACAATAAGAAAACCAAAAACAGCGGTAAATTCCCAAGAAGCACAAAAAGCCAGAGAGAAGCTGCTGAACAAACTACCAGACGGCGTTTCAGGGTTAAACGATCAAATAGAGATCGATAGATCCGAAGTTATTGACACAATACAACATCTTGATACCTATAGAAGATATGCTAAAGGGGATCACGATAATACACTAAGCCAAGAGCAGGAGAAAATTCTACAAGGGCTTATTGGTGATGAAAATTATTGTGATAATATTTGTGGAGAGATATTAAGAGAACATTCTTCCAGACTTGTACTTGAAAGGATAACGGTACAAGGAGAACAGGAACAAGATTGGCTTGATGACTTTTGGCAAATGAAGAGAATACCTGATCTTCAGCAAAGAACTACAAGAGCTACACTAAGAGACGGTAACTTCTGTATAATGGTCGTCTATGATTTTGATAGACAAAAGATCATGCTTAATAGAGAGAGATGGTGGAACGGTAAAAGTGGGGTCTTTATAGGCTATGACATGAACGGAAACATGTTGTATGCTGTAAAGGAATGGAATACCCCACTAGGTAAGCGACGAACCATCTATTATGAAGGAGCAGTAGAAAGATACTTCTCCACTAATGGTATTACAGGATGGGTACCTTTTTTACTCCCTACTGAAGCACCTATTGGGTCTATGGGCGGGATACAAACAAGTAAAGAACCTATCCCCATTGCTACATTAAATACAGAAGGTGAACCACAACATATCCCATTTATTCATTATTCTAATCCAGGAGAAGAGGAACATTATGGAAGTTCCATTTTCTCTGGTGGGATAATAGGAGGGCAAGATCAAGTAAATGATACGCAATGGGATATTATGGCCGCCTCAAGAACTACCGCATTCCAAAGAACTTGGAGCAAAGGGTACCAGTTAAAGAAAAATAGTAGAAATCAAACTATACCTCTTAAAACCGGACCCGGACAACATTACCATGCAAATGAAGCAGATGCAGCATGGGGAGTTATTGAAGGTGCAAAATTAGATGGATTAATTGCAGTTCTAGAAAGTAAGAGAGATACCTTATGTTTAAACACAGGAACACCTAATGCAATTATCACAGGGAATTGGCCTTCAGGCGAAGCGTTATATAGAATGGAGAAACCTATATATGGTGCTACAAGTGATAGACAAATGCGCTTAGGTCCGGCATGGATAGAGATGTTCCATAGATCAATGGAACTTGCAAATATCTATGATAAAGAAGGGCTTAACGAAGAACTTCTTCTAACTGCTGTTTGGAAGGATGCAGGAGACAGAGACCCATTATCTGTAGCAATGACAGACCTTACATTCTGGCAAGCCGCAGAAGCCGCAGTAAATGCAGGAATGCCTCTAGAAACTTTCCTAAGAGTTGCAGGATGGGGAGACGATAAGCTTAAAGGAATGTCTACAGATGTTGAGGCACAGATAAGAGCTAGACAAGCAGATCTTCTTGCAATAGAGAAACAAAAGCTAGATGCAAAACAAGTCAAACCAAACAACACAACAGGACAAAGAAAGCCCTCAGATAACCCAAGAGCGCAGGCAAAGAGTTAAACGAGGTTTGCCTATTCTCTGGAGTGAAATTGAATTAACTACAGTTTGCAGGATATCTCTAGACGATATAGATAATGCAATAAAGTATTTTATAGATAGAACTAATATAAGTATGATGAGGTTGTTAAATGGCACGTCAAACACCTCATGACTTTACATACAACACAAAAAGCAAAAGGTATCATAACACTACTACAGGAAAATTTGTAGGTAGAGTTGAGGTTCGAAATGAACTAGATAAAATTATCGAAGTAGCTTCGAATAATATAAAGTTATTTACCAGAGAGATGCAAACCGGCAATTCTTCTATTGCTGAATGGCAAATTAATATGGTAGAAGAACTTAAACCTCTTCATATGGTTATGGTATCTGCTGCTAACGGAGGTTGGAATAATACAACAGACAAAGAATGGCAAAGGCTTTCCACCAGATTAGAAAGTGAATTTAATTATCTACAAGAATTTGCAAAAGAAATATACACAGGAGAAGCAAAACCTGGTACTTATGTCTCTAGAGCAATGATGTATGCGGAAGGAGCAAGAGTAACATACGAAAACGAAAAAAGAGAAATTGAAATAGCTTCAGGATCTACTGAAGAAAGAAATATACTAGGTGGGAGTGATCATTGTGACGACTGTATAACAGCAACAAACCAGGGTTGGGTTACAATAGGAACTTTAATACCTATAGGAAATAGACAGTGTGTTAGTCGTTGTAAATGCGTTATGATCTACAGAACCGGACCTTCTGATAAAGTAGGTTCCGAAGAAAACTAAAGGAAATTAAAATGGAAAAGAATATCATCAAGCCTTTTACGGCTTTCTCCCCGACAATTTTTGACTTTCACGATGTTCCTGGATTTTATTTCAGAGAAGGCGAACCCGAAATTCCTGAACTAACTGAAGCACAGAAATCATATATGGATGGGGTTATCGCAAAAACTCGAACCGAAGCCGCTGAAGCTGCAAGGGTAGAGGAACGAAACAAGATTACACAAGCCAAAACAAAAGAACAGCAAGACGCTGAAAGACAGAAGGCTATTGATGATGGGAACATCAAAACGCAGCTTGAACTTACTCAGAAAGAGAAAGATGATCTAGCTAAGGAATTAGAGGATCTACGAAAAGAGAAAGCTGCTAATGAAGATTTAAAGTTAAGACAGAAAGCCTGTAAAGATAGCGGGCTAGATATTAAACATGCTTCTAGACTTGAAGGCAAGACTGAAGCAGAGTACCTAGCTGATGCAAAATCACTTGCTGAAGACTTAGGAGGAAAAGAAACTAAAACAAATATGGAAGGTGGCAGACAGGACAGGAAGACAACAAAAGAGCAAGTTCTTAATGGGGCTAAAGCCCATGTCGAAAATTTCGCTAAGATGATCTAGGGAGACTAAAATAAATGGGTGAAATCGCAAAATCCTCTAAGGATTTAACTCCAGCTACTACAGTGCCTTCGCACAATCATATTATATCTGGTGATATATATGCTGGAGAAGATATTGCTGGCTTGGATGCTTGTTATATTACATCAACAGGTCTTGTACTTCGTTCACTAGAAAGCCAAGTGAATGCTGCTGGCGGTATTAACGATGTTCAGACCGTAACTTTCTCCAGTAATACAAATGGGGGTAATGCCCCATGGAGTTACTTGGGGGTTGGTGTAAATATTCCGTATAATGCAAGTGCTGCAACAATTCAGACTGCACTAAGAGCGTTATCTACAGTAAACGGAGCTAATGTTACTGTAACAGGTGCTTTCCCAACTTATACAATTACAGCAGCAGGTGCATTTGCTGCTCTTGAACTTCCTGTATTTGTTGTAGATAATGTAAACCTACAGAGCAGCGATGCAGTTCCAGCTAGAGTTTCTGTAGTGCATACAACTGTTGGGCAGCCTGCCGGAGATGGTACAGAGAAAGCTTCTTCGAAGGTTAGGGGCTTCGCTCCAAAGAGATACAAGAAGGGCGAAGTAATGAGCCTTTATGATGCATTTATTGCAGGTATTTCAGATGGAAACCTAACCTCTGGAGCAGATCTTTACCTATCTGGGACAGTACCGGGAGGGTTGTCTGATACACCCACCCTTACAGGACAGCAGCCTTTGGGCTTTGCTATTGACACAGTAAGAGCCTATTTCTTCGCTCGTAACTAATATTTAGTTTCACTACCAGAGAGAACGGGGAACCTCGAAATGCCACTAAATACATTTGGCACAAATACTTCTTATGATATTATTAAAGGTGCAAACTTTCAATCTATCATAGATTTTGGAGAGCAGAAAGTATGGGATGCTGTTGCAGTAACTCTAAATGCTTATAATGCTCTTGTACAAGATCAGTTGAAGGATTTTGTTACAGATACCACAGAACGTCTTACAATGTATGGTTCTACTACATCTAATTTTCGTTTTCAGGAAATGGATGAAATGGGAACGCCGCAGGCTCAGAAGGGCAAGCCTGGAGCTATTATAGGACTTCCACTAAAAGATTACCAAGCAGCTATTGCATGGAACCGTAGGTACATGCAGAACCATAGCCCTTCGGATCTTGCCGGTCAAGTAGATCAAGTTCTTATTGGAGATGTACTGCTCTTGCAGTATAATATACAGAAGACTTTATTTACCGGAGTTAATTACTCTACTACAGATCCTCTAATAGACCATCAAGAAGCTTTCCCAATCCCTGTAAGGGCTTTGGTAAATGCAGATGGTCTGCCAATACCGCCAGGACAGAATGGACGACGTTTTGACCCTACTACCCATACTCACTATATGGCAATTAATGGAGTAACGAATACTTGGTTAAGGGCTGTAATAGAGAATGTCATTGAGCACTATAACAGAGGTAGTGCAGTTATTTTCATCTCTAGCTCAGATGAAACTTCAATTAGTGCTCTTGCAGATTTCAAGGCATTCACTTATGCTACTGTAATTAAATCAGCTAATCAGGAATATGGGCAGGGTGTTCTTGATGAAATTGATATTTACAATAGGCAGATAGGTTGGTTTCGGGGAGCAGCGGTATGGACTAAGCCATGGATGCCTGCCGGGTACGTATTTGCCTTTATGAAGGGAAACCCTGCTCCTATTGCAAGGCGTATTCGTGCAGCAAATCCGATGGGAACAAATGGAGGCCCTGCTGCAACAAATGCAGGGGAACTCTTTGTTTCGTTTGAAGATGAAAGCCATCCTCTTTATGCTAAGGCATGGGAAAGGGAATATGGTATGGGCATCAAAGAGAGAACTAACGGGGTTGTTGGGTACATGGGTGGTAATACTTATGTAGCTCCTGCACTAACGTATTAAAAGCAAACAAACCAGATTAAATACAAAAGGAGAAGGTAAAGATGGCAGCAACTATTGTAAGAAAGAGAAGTGACATACCTGGACAGCGAGAAGAAGCTACAGAAGTGGAGGAACTTAATCACTCAGGCACATTTGAGAAGGGGGAACATAAGTACAATAAATGTCCTGTAAAGGGAGGTATGCTTTACAATTCCTCTGGTATTCTCATTAATGCAAGAGGGCAAGAGATTGACGAAACAGGCAAGGTTTTATTTCCTGAGAAGTACAAAGATGATCTAAGCCCGTGGGGGTAACTTGAAAGGGGAGATGATGCAAGTACAAGAAACTACAACTTTTACTAGGGTAGTTGCAAGTGCAGTTGCCGCATATTTAACTGTAACGAAACCTAATGGAGAAGTTGACCAGGACTTGTTAGCAACTGTCTCCCCTGAAGGTTCTCAATTTAAAATTTCTATAGATTACACTCCTGTTATGGGAGGAAACCATAAAGCTGTTTGGAAATGGATTACTTCAGATAACTCAATAAAGACTTATCCGTTTACCTTCGTAGCTACATGGAATAGTGTCTACCCTGCTGTAAGAACTTTACTAGGAACAGGTGAACTAACCCCATCTGATATAACTTTAGACAAATACTTCAATGATATCTACACACAGTTAAAAGTATTTTCTAATATGCCTGATTATTGGGCGTTTAGTACAAGTTATCAAGATGCCTATGATGCTGGAATTTCTTATCTAATAGCAAGCAAAGTTAGACCGGCCATAGGTTCAAAATCTCCTACTGGAGAAATGCTTCTATTTAAGAAAGGAACTACAACATTACAGTTTGCTTCTAGTCCTAAATCAACTGTAGTTCAAAGTCTAGAACAGCAATGGTGGGATTTTGGATTAAGTTTGATAATGGCAACAATAACAGAATATGCAAATGCCTATGTTAATGATCAATCCCAAGATATAACAATGACAAGAGGGCCATTATCTCCAAATAACCGCCATAAGACTTTTACACTTCCAGATGGTACAGGCTACTACCCTGGAGATCATGGAGAAATGTAAATGACATGGTTTGTAACTCCTGCTATGTTGGATAATTTCTCTTCTCTTGTAGAACTTTCCTTTGAAGACAATCTTACTTTATTTTCTTTCTTACCTAAAGTGTCTAATGGGCAAGGAGGATTTACTAAAGGATTTGCTACTCCTATATCTGTTAAATGTAAAGTAGATGATGATATAAATACTACAACACCAGATACAGAAGAAGATAATATAGTAGACAGGAAAGTACTTAGAACAATATATGTACCTAGAACTACTATAGTAAAAATAGGAGACGAAGTAGAAACCTCCGGCGGCAATCCTTCTGGTGTAGTAATAAGATACAAGGTTATAGATATTACCAGAGAGAGTGGGCAAACTGATATAGCTTTACTTGCTGAAGAAAAGTAAATGTTAAAAAGAGTTAGATTAGATACAAGTGGTTTTACAACAATAACTGCAATGGTTAATGCAGCTGCAAAGACAGCTATCTTAGAGACTGCAATAAGTATAAGAGACGAAGCAAAATCTCTTGCTCCTGTTGACACAGAGTATCTAAAAGAAAGCATATACGTAGTTAGTGAAGATCATAGTGATTATGATGAAGCAAGATCTAAGTCACAGGAAAAATATGATTTAGCTAAAGCAGCAGGGTCTACTCCAAAAGGTATTAGGATGACTTCGGGAATGAGATATAATTTCTTTCCGTCGATTGCTCCAGAAAATCCAATGGAAGTATGGGTAGTAGTAGGAGCAGAGCATGGAGAACCTAATGAATACGGAACACCAAATAGAGGCGCGCAAGCTTTCTTAACTCCTGCTGTCTGGAACCACAGAGCCTATCTAAGCAATGCAATAAGAGTTGCCTATAAAGGTTTATCTGTGAAAGCTAAATTTTCTACATTCAGCGAGTTCAAATAATGAACGAACTTACAACGTTAGCCAAATACATCTACACGAAACTTACTACAGATCCTAAATGGTCACAAGAGCCTATAAATAATGCTGATTTCTATTCAGAGATTATCTCAGGTGGTAACAAAGTAGACCAAACCCCAGCAGCAATGGTGGTTACTGTTGCACAACAGAATATGAACAGTAACTTTGGTTCAAGGATGAAAGGTAGATGGCTACTACAAATTAAAGCAGTAATGGCCGGAGAAGATTTCTCCCTACTATCTCCTATAGCTAATTTAATTGAAGAAACATTTCATTGGCCTGGTATTACTGATATTAATACAGGAAGACCTAAGTGTCAAGAGTTGTGGACAGATCCAGACGATAGCACAATAAATATAAGAATAATGTCATGTATAAACAACAGATTTATAAAATACTCAAGTAATCAACAAGGCACAGACTATATAAATCTTGGCGGTATTTACGAAATGGAATACTACCAAGAATAGTTTGTATTCTTCTACCAGAGAGAACGGGGAACCCCATTTTGGCTAATGGACTTCTAGGTAACTACTATAATGGAACTACATTAGCCGATGGGCAATATGTGCTATCGAGAGTAGATCCAAATCTTAACTTAGATTTTGCAACAAATCCAGTAGGTTCAGGGCTTTCTACTTTTAGCTATAGTGTAAAGTGGACAGGCACTATTACTTTTGCTTTTACTGAAGTCTACAATTTATACTTTGCAGGGCATGATGGTGTAAAGCTAGTAATAGATGGTCAAATTATATTTGATAGTTTTACTTCTGGTGGCCCTGATTATGGAGATGAATTCCTCTCAGCAGGTAAAACATTTTCTGCAACTGCAAACAAGAAGTATAACATAGAAGTTTATTATTTTCAGAGTAGTAATATTTCTGTAGAAGGTTTAACAATAAGTTGGTCTAGTCCTAGTAGATCTGTACAAGCAATTCCTTCTTCTGCTTTTTTTCCTCTGCTTATAACTCCAAACGAGCCTGACATAGAAGCTGAAGAGAATGTTGATTTTATAGATTTAAATATAACAAGACCAACTAACCTATCTCTAACTTCTGGTAGTAATCTAAATTACTCTTTTAATATCTATAGAAAAAATGTCACATATACTACGGAAGTAGAAGAAACTCTTGGTTTAATAAACTACTGGAAATTAGATGATACATTCGGAAATGCAAAAGACAGTATTTCTAATTCAAACCTAGTATCCACTGGATCTACTATAAGAAGATCAAAGGGACCGGATAACCAACCAAGTGCTGTTTATTTTGATGGGGTTTCCTATTTCTCTGGTACAGGACTTACACCTACGCACTCTGCAATAACTTTAGAATTTTGGATTAACACTCCGTCTGGTAGCTCTGGTGGTGGGTTTTTTACAGCAGGAGGTTTGATAGCAGCAGGCATAGAGAGTGTAGGGTTTGGGCTTAAAATGAATGGCTCAACTATTCTACAAATGTTTGCATTTGGAGTAATATACGATGATATTGTAACAGGTATGGTTGCTGACACTTGGAACCATATTGCAATAGTTTCAGATCCGGTTGGACAAACTATAGTTGTTTATTGTAACGGTCTGGTGACATATACAACTCCAGTAGGTTTTGGATCTATTAGAGACTTTGCAGAAAATCCAGGAATATACATAGGGCAATCGTTACTTGGATATAGTGCGGGATATTTCACAGGCTTTTTATCAAACTTTGCTTGGTATGGTCGATTGCTTTCCGAAGATGAAGTAATTGACCATTACCTTTCGATGAATAAGAAAAATCCAATTAATCCTGGAGTTTTTTATAAGATCAATAAAAATCCAGTTCCGTGGAATACGGAAACGTACACAGATAAGAATATAGAATTTAATGCTCTATACAAATACTATGTATCTGGTTTCAATGGCACGGTAGAAGGCGCAGCTTCTAACATAGTTTCTGCGATAATATTGAGGAATGGAAATACAATGCTTAAATCAAAGACACTTAGAGGTTTTCAATTTGGACTTGAAGACACTTCTACCCAGGGTACCGTTGTAGCATCCGATAAGTGGATTAAAAACGGAACCTTTACACCTCCGAAGAGACAGAACAACGTAAAGACTGCGCAGGATGATGGCACAAAATCTGCAATAGGGCAGCAAAGAGGTAAGCGATGGGCTGAGTGGAGCATTTCAGGACAGCTTGGGTATTCTGTAATGCCTTATTGGGCTGCAATGCTTATCACAGCTACTCCAGTACTAACAACTCCTGGAACGCTTTCAAAGAAACGTGTCTACAAGATGAACAGCAGAAATGTAGACACTCCGCAGACAATGACATTTGAGTATGGTAACAATCAGGGGTCTAATGATAGAATGGCATTCGGTACTGCAACCGATATGACTATTACTATCAATGAGAATACAGCAGACTATACAATAAATGGTTTTGGGGCATATCCTGATTACCCTATTACATTGACTGCATCTCCCACATTGGTTCCAGCTAACTTGATGAATATGACAGACTTTGACATATTCTACTCTAACACGCTATTTAGCGATCTAGGCACAAGTAAGCTCCTTCAAGCAAGAGCACTTGAGTTCTCGGTAAAGGGTAAGTACAAGTCAAAGCTATTCATTAATAGTGCAGATACTACAATAGGAGGTATTCTAGAAAAGAAAGCAGATATCGGAGGAAAGATTACTGTAGCTGTAGGTTCTGAAAGTGATAAGTTCCTAGCTTCACTGGAGCAGTCTACACTAGGATACTTACAGTTTGTAGCAACCGGTTCCTCTATTGAAACAGTGACAATGATCACTTACTATAATTCCTTCAAAACTACATTAGCCTGTTATGTATCAAACCAGGATCTAACAGACGACGATGATCTCTATGCAGGAATGTATGATTTCTATGCTGCTGATGAAGAAACAAACGGCGACTTAGTAATGGAAACAATTACTGCACAAGCTGCTCTATAAATCTTCTACCAGAGAAGACGGAAAACCAGTAAAACAATAGTCAGTAAAGGAGACTAGAACAATGGCAGCCACGACCAAAAAGAAGAAAGCAAGTACAAAAGATCTAAGAGATAAGCTTGTTGGCCCTATTAAAGTTTATCTAGATAGTGATGAACGAAATCTAGATGGGTCTATCATCATGGAAGAGTTTGAACTAGTAGATGGATCAACGGCAAGCAGACCAAAGCGAGAAGATGAACCATTCCTTGAGGAAGTCTATTACAGAAAATATCATATGACGCCTGGATTTGAAGAGGCGTCTATTGATCTTAGAAATAGTGATACTTTCTCTGGTCGCCCTCTTGCAGCTTCTATAGAAAATATGTGCAAGCTTGTTGCTAAGTGGGATCTTTGTGATGATGATGGAGACCCAATCCCTCTAACTCCTGAAGGAGTAAAGAAAGCCGACGTACAAGCTGAAATCATTTATGCTGTAATTTCTGCTGTATATGAGCATAAGAACCCCCCAAAGGCATTGAGCGGGAAATTGCCCAATTCTTCATTAGTGGAGGATCTAACGGTAGTCTCCCGCACCAGTACCGTACAATAAGAGCGGCTAAGATATTAAATTGTTCTGTCTTTGAATTACTAAAGGAACCTGAAGCTTTATCATGGAGAGAATGGGCAATAGTATACGAGAAGGCAGACAACCTAGTACAAAAGCACTTATCAAAACCAAAGAAACAACGTAGAAACTACGAAGATTAGAGACGGAGATAGACGGTATGGCAGATCAAGTTACAATTGCTCAACTAAAGGCAGTCATAAGCGCGGATACGGCTGCACTTGAAAGCCGTCTATCTCGCGCTGAACAACGGATTAACGAAACTGCAAACACTGCTGATAAAGCTGCAAAAACTATAGAAGAAAGCTTTACTAGAACTGCCAATGGGGGTAAAAAGCTAGAAGCTACCTATAAGGAACTCGAAAGAGGTGCAGCAAATTTAGCAAAATTCGAATACAAGACAGGTCAAACTAGCGCAGCAGATTATAAAGCTTTCTTGAAGTCTAGAATGTCTTCCTACGCTTCATATACAGCAGAGTGGAAAGCAGCTGCAACGGAGTTAGCATCTCTTGAGAAGTCTCTACAAGCGGAGATAGACGCAAATGATAAAGCTTTAATAAGAGATGCTTCAGCTAGATGGAATGTTTACCAGAGAGAACGGATTTCCGCGGAACAAAAGGCCAATGCTGAAATTACTTCAGCTAGAGCCGCAGCAGTTGCAACGCAGCAAACCGCATTAAATTTAGCTGCTGCTGGAAGAATAGCCGCCGGAGCAAATGCAGGACAAGTTATAAGAGATCTTCAAATGCAGAATGCTATGAAGACTATAACTTCTCCGCAAGCTAGTGCGCAACAGCAACAAGCTGCTTCAGAGAAAATAATCCAATTAACAAGGGCAGAAGTAGAAGCAAGAACCACAGCAGAAAAAGAAAAGCAAGCTGCTATATTTAATACAGTTCGTTTTGAATACGATCAAGGCTTAATTAGTCAAGAACTTTACATGGCTTATCTGAGGAAAAGACTAACTCAGTATGAAGCTTATAGCTCTGAATGGAAAGCTGCTGCATCAGAACTTCTACAAGTAGAAAGAACTATAGATGCTGAGAGAGCAGAAGCCGATGCCTTATTTAATAGTCAAGCAAGAGCACAAGCTGTAGAAACTGCAAGAATTAGGGTACAATCTGAAAAAGAAGCTGATGCATTAATTGTAGCTGCTGCGAAAGAAGCGCAAGCTACTTCTGCTGCTGCAATGGCTCAAAGAGTAGAAGCTGAAAAAGCTGCACAGGTAGCAAGAGGATCTCAACTCTCTGCACTTGGAGCAGTTGCAGGAATGGGAGGTACTGGTGCTGCTGTAGTAACTGCAATAGAAGCAGGTTCAGCAGGTTTATTTAGCCACTTCCAGGCAAATACCGCAGCTGTTGCAAATAATGCAGTAATGACCGATGCTGCTCTTGAAGATATGAGAAAGCAGACTATTAAAGTTGGTAAAGATACTGGTGCAGTTTTTGATGATATATCAAATGGCTATATGCGTATTCGAAACCACATTGATAGAACTGCTTCAGCAAATGAGCAAGCAGCTTTTACATACAATGTACTTAATGATGCTGCTAAAGAAGCTGTCTCAACTCAATCTAAAGTAGATAGTACAGCAAATGCACTAGCTTCTACCATGCACGTCTTCCATCTAAAAGGCGAAGAAGCCCATGCAACAATGGGTGTTCTTGATCAAGCTGCTGCACGTGGCAATGCTAAAATGGAACAGTGGGTACTTGGCACAGGTCAAGCAACTGCGGCCGCTGCTGCTTATGGAGTAAAATTAACTGATGTACAAGCTGCACTATCTGCACTAACACAGCAAAGATTTAGTATTGGGCAATCAGACACCCAAATTCGTGGCATTCTTACACATATCGCAAACCCTATTCCTGAAGTTAGAAAAGAACTTGCATTACTTCAACCTATTGCTAAATCAATGGGAATTGATCTAATAAAAGATTTCTCTGGTGCAGGACTTGCAGCAAGAGGCTTGTACAATGTACTTAGAGATATTAAAGCAGTTTCAGGTGGTAACACTGATACAATAAATAAACTTCTCCAGGCTCAGAGAGGCGGTCTCGGTGCTACAGTTCTTATGAACAAAGGTGCCGATGACTATACAAGCACTTATCGTTTCCTGGAGCAAATGAGACAAGGGCAAGTAGCAAATCCTGTAGATATTGGATTTGAAAGGCAATCTAAGACTTTTCAAAATCAACTTGCAAGGTTAGTAAACAGTATAGAGGCGGATTTCCTACCCGTAGGTGAAAGAGCATTAAAGGTATTTGAGACTTGGCTACCTCGCATTGAAGCTTTTTCAAAATACATTGCTAACCTTATGGATTTATTCCAAAAATTGCCACTACCTATACAGAATATGATTTCTGTACTTGGGGGTTTAACTATCCTAAATAAGCTAACTGGTATTCTTATTGGATTAAAGGTTCCAATTGATCTTAGAGCCGGTTTACTTATCACTACAGAAATTGTAAAAAAGCTTGCTACAGGAATTACTACCTTAACTGGAGCACAGGTAGCTTCTACAGGTGCTTCATTAACTTGGGGTGCAAGATTAGCAACACTTGGCGCAACTGCCGGGCCTATAGCTCTTGTGGCATTAGCTGTTGTGGGCTTAATATACGAATTATCTAAGCTAAAAGATAGCTATGATGAAATGGTGACGGCTCAGGATCAAGCTGCAAAGTCTGCACAGAACTTTGTTAATATGCAGAAAGAAGTTTCTGCGCAGAGTACTCGCGGAGCTATAGAAGTTGAGATGGGCAAAATTGCCCAAACCATCTCCGGCAGAGAAACTGCAAAGCAAACTTACTATCAACAGCTTACTCAATCAGATAACCTAAGAGCTAAAGGACTTCCAGATGATACTAATAGAGCAGAAGTACAGAAAAATCTAGATCAAGCTATATTCGATCTGCATAAACTGAAATCAGATTATGCTAAACAAGCGTCTAATTTACATGCTCTTACTTCAAATAATCAAGCTGGTTCGGGTACAGTAAATGTAACAACTCCTGGGGATCTAGGAGGTGCTATTGCTGCAACTGCTGCAAGAAAGCAGATGGATAAAACAGCACTAGATTATCACCATCATTGCCAAGAGTTATTCAGAGTAACGGTACAAGAAAGTACTCATATCTTTGATCACTTATTCAAAGGTTCTGCATTTGCTACAGAAAAAGCAATGCAAGCTGCTGGAGTTCTACAGCCTTTTATACCAGGACAAACTGTACTAAAACCTGGTGATGCTTTGTTTTCTCATACTATGGCAATGCATGAGTATAACAAGAAAACAGGTAAGTATGAGAGTTATGGGCATGTAGCAGAGATAGGAAGAGAAGGAGATAGGTTTGATCAGTATGGTACTAACCACTTTGGATTAAATAATTTCCAGAGTTACTTTGATCCTGATTATGCTAAAGCAAAGCTTTATGGAGACGGCGCAATTCCAAATATGCCGCCTACAACACATGGCATAGATCAAGCCATGTTAGATAAGCTTAAAGCAGAAGCCGACGCAAAGAAGAAAGCAGAAAAAGCAGCTGAAGCCGCTGCAAAAGCTTTAGTAAAAAGATATGATAATGAAGTACAAGGTCTTAATAAAGTAATATTTCTAAAGAACGTAGAAGTAGATACTGAAACAAGACATGTACATTTAAATCAGGAACTAGCAAAACTACAAGAAGGTGGCGACTTATACGGAATTAGCAATTCGCAGAAGAATATTCTTCTAGATAAAGCTAAACAAGCTGATCTTGCCGAAAGTGCTCATAGAGTTGCATTATCTATCAAGAAGCTTAATGATGAAAATGACATTTCTGCACTTCCTTTACTAAAAAGACAAGCTATAGGGCAACTTCAAGGAGGTTTGTCTGAATGGAAAGAAATGTCTGATAGCCAAAAGCAAGACATGCTTTCTAAAATGGCTTCTGTTGATCGACGTAAAGAAGTTATTGCAAATACTAAGGCAATGCATGATCTTGCATTTGCTCAGAAGAATGCAGGAGACGAAGTAGCAAGAGCGGCTGTACAAGCTGCTGGAGGTGCGGATACCTGGGATCTTCTAACAGAAGCCGAAAGATCTGCAAGAATAGAAGCTACACGGCAAACCATGGCATTAGAGGAACTAAATTCTCTAACTAATTCATGGGCTACAAAAGCATCCGAAAGCCTTGCTCCTGTAAAAACTCAAGCTGATGCCGCACGTATTGCAATAGAAGCCTTGATAAATAAACTTCATATATCAAGAAATGATCCTCAGTACAAATCATCATTTGATCAAATAATAGCTTCTGGTAATATTTCAGATCAAAATAATACAAGAAATTGGCTTGATGAGCAAAATAGAAATATTGACCTTCAAAGTAAGCAGTTACAAGAAAAAATGAATAGGAAATTCTCACCAGAGAATTCCAACGCGGGTCAATCAGCCGTAGACCAATGGAATAAAACTAACAATGATCAGATAGCAAAGCTATTTGGCTCTGACTACAATAATATTGGAGATTTTGTTAAGTTTGTAGATACACAGAATAAAGTTAGAAAGCAAGGTCTTGATGAAGCCAAAGCAGTTGGTAAAGACTTTATGCAATCTCAGACAAGAGACATAACTGAACAGCTATCAGGTATTGAGCATTCTCTATCAGGTCTTTATACTGACACGGAAAATGCAGTATTCGAATGGGAAACAAAGAATAAGACTGCAATAACTAACGTTAGAAGGTATTGGGGAACTGAAGGAGATCTCATGATTAAGGATTATGAGAATTCCATAGTTTCTTCTATAAATAAAGCAGATGCGCTAAGAGCTAAAGATGCTTTAATTTCTAATGTCAATGGAATGCAGAAACAACTATTAGATGCAAGGTCTACAGATCCTTTCCATCAATGGTTAAACGGATTTAGAGAGCTAAAAGTAACTCTTGATAAAGATGGCAATCGCATTATGGACTATATTCTTCCTACTGACATGGATGAAAAAACCATGGAAGATTTCTGGAAGAAAAATATAGATAGGGCAAACACAACCTTAGAACTTGCAAAAATGTTTCAAGGACTAGCTCAAGGAACTAGTAGTGGAATAATGGAGGGAATAACTAATGCATTTAATCCTAACCCACAAGCTAAAGGACAAGCCCAAACAGACCTTTATAATCTAAAACAACAACTAGAACAAGCACAAATGGGAGAGGCATCTTATAGATATAAGTATGGTCAAGGTGCTTCAGGTCAAGATCCTTACACTCAACGAATAAAAGACATACAACACCAGATAGACATTACTAACGACAAACTACATGGAATGGGGAATAATCTGCAAAATGTATTTGGAAGGTTATTCGGAACAATTGCAAATAACTTCAAACAGACTATTGCAAAGATGGCTCAAGATTATTTACAGTCACAGTTAATGCAATATCTAACTAGACAAATTGGCAGTGGTTCCGGTTTCTCTGGCGGTATGTCCTGGTTAGGGGGATTAATTGGCGGGATAATGGGGGGTAGTGGAGGAAGTGCAAGCCCATTATCTAATGGAGATCCTTTCGGAGCAGGATTTGATGGGCCTATTCCTACCTTTGGCGATGGAGGGCATTATTCAGGTCTTACTCCAATTATTGTAGGAGAAAGAGGCGAACCTGAGTTCCTAGTTCCAGATAGACCAGGTACAGTAACTCCACTAAGCAAAATGGGCTACGGGAAATCTTCTACCAGAGAAGGCGAGGAAACCCCAATTCAACATGTAACTAATGTTAAATTTACTCAGATAGTAAACACTCCTGATGTAAGAGGTATGAGATCTTCTAAAGTAACACAAGGACAGCAGATTGCTAAAAACTTTGGTATCAGACGGAAGAGGTAACTAATGTCCGCAGACTTTCTAGAAATACAACTTGATCCAAGATTAAGTTCTGGTACAAGCGGTGGACTTAGTTATTCTACCGTTGTTGTATCAAATCCAAGTAACAACGAAACCCGGTTTCCACAAAGAAGCCGGGGGTATTGGGTACTTACTTTAAACATGACAGATAGAAGTAAAGAGGAACTAGACAATTTAACTAATCACTTTGCTGCTGTAAAGGGCAAGAACCTATCTTGGAGATTTCGAAACGAAAGAGAATATATTGCAGTAAACGAACCTATAATATATTTCCCTACTGCAACTACTGCTCAGTTATCTATAAAACGCAAAGTATCTGGCGAGATAGTAAAGATAAAGAAACCAGATATGGAAAGACCAATAACTCTAATAAGAGATGGAATAGCTTTCCCGTCTACAGATAATTGGTCATTAGATATAACAACAGGTATTATCACATTTACTACAGACCAAACAGGGCATGGCTTTACATGGTCTGGTTACTTTGACACTCCTGCTAGATTTGATAATGACGAACAAGATGCTTCTCAGTCAGATATAGATATTTTCTCTTGGGATAGTATAAAGGTTCGAGAAGTTCAAGTATACACTCCACCTAGTTAAAGGAAGTCAGATGAAATCTGCAAGCTCAGGTATGATAGCTTTACTAGGACAGCCCTATCAACCCTTAACTACCTTAGTAAAAATAGAAAGAACTGATGGGGTATCTTTATTCTTTACTGCTTGGGATGAAGAGATAATCTATGATGGAGATATCTACATTCCTGCAATTTCTATGGACCCATCAGCAATAAAAACTAATTCTGATCTAACTACAGATCAAATGGATTTTCTCGGAGCAATTGACGAGTATTATATAAAGAAAGAAGACATAAGAGGCGGTAGGTACGATTATGCCGTTGTTACTATTCTTAGAGTAAATCCATTTGATCTAAGCCTAGGTGAGATAAAAGAGATGGTTGGAACTATAGGAGATATAGAATACGGCGAAAAAGCTTTTACAGTTCCAATTAATTCAATAGGTCAAAAGTGTTCGCAACAGTTTGGAAGAGTAGTTGCTGGCTCTTGTTCTGTAAACCAACTTGGCGACTATGAATGCAAAGTAAATTTACTAGATTACCAATTCAGTAGGACAATAGCTTCAATAACAAACCAAAGAACTTTAGTATTTAATGACACTCACGACACAGGGTACTATGAGTATGGGTTAGTAAGATTTAAATCTATCGCTGATGGTGGTGGTAAAAATTACAATATAAACATGGAAGTAAAGATCCATACTAAAGTAGGCTCTACCGCAGTTATTATATTACAAGAAGCTATGCCATTTCCTTTAACAGTTGGAGATGCAGTTATTTTAGAAGCAGGTTGTGATAGAAGAGGTGTAACATGTCGAACGAAATTCAACAACCTTCCGAACTTCCATGGCTTTCTCTATGTTCCGGACAACAACTATCTATTGACAACGGGCCGACCGCCGGGATAGAAGAGGATAGTCAATTTTTTACAGTAAAAGAACTTACAAATGCAGTTAGATCTACCATAGGAACCCCATTTAAACATGCAGGTAGGGTTGTTGGTCCTGATGGTGGTTTAGATTGCGGCGGGGTAATGGTAGCAGCACTTCGTTATCTAGGAGTAGAAGTTAAAGACAAAAAATTCTACAATAGAAAAGACGGAATTGCGGATATGATAGAAGTTCTCACCTGGAATGATTTCACTACCAGAGAGAACGGGGAACCCCCTTTACCTGGCGATCTTATTCTAATCAGAGGAACTGGAATATACCATCATCTAGTATATTGTACTGAATTTAAAACCGTGATACATGCCTGGTATACCACAGGTCTAAATAAAGTTGTAGAAACTACGATGCTCCCTGAATGGTGGGATAACATTCACTCCATTTGGAGATGGAAAAGATGCAAATAATTCTAGGTGTTGCTGGTGCTGTTGCTGGAGGTTTATTAGCTGGTCCTGGTGGGGCTGTTAAAGGAGCTATGTTAGGTTTTTCTATAGGTTCTACAGTAGGAGCTTATATTGATCAAGCTAATACTCATTACCATACCGCTGATATGGGCAGGACTTCGGATCTTGTAGTTACTACAGCTTCATATGGAACTTCTATACCTCAGTGCTGGGGGCATAACAAAGTACCTGGGATTATCATATGGGGTACTAATCTTGTAGAACATAAAACTGAACAATCTCAAGGCGGTGGAGGTTCCGGCGGACCTAGCGTAACAACTACAGTGTACTCATATACTATATCTTTTGCTATGCTAGTTTGTAAGGGCAATAGAAACACAACTAATGTAGTAAAGAAGATATATGCTAATGATGTTATAATGTATGATAGTTCACATACCTCGGACGAAAATAGAATTAATCCTAGATTTTATCCTGGTACAGAAACGCAAGATGCAGACCCTTTAATAATAGCAAGTGCAGCAACAGATGACGTTCCAGCGGGTACAGATGCTCCAGCATTTAGAGGCTATAACTACATGGTTATAGAAAATATGGAGCTATCTGATTTTGGAAATGCACTTCCTAATTTTTCTATAGAAGTAGAAACAGAAGATTGTTTTTTATCCGATGTATTCCTTGATATATTCACTCAAGTAGGTATTGATGAAAGCCAGGTTGACATTTCTCTGGTAGAAGATATTCAAATAACAGGCATGACTATGAGTGCAAGAATTGATGCAAAGTCTTCAGTTCAGCCTCTACTTGATGCCTATAATGTTGATCTAATAGACGTAAATGGAACTATAAAAGCTGTACCTAGAGGTGGAGATCCAGTAGGTACTTTAACTTGGGACGATTTAGGTGCTCAGATAGTTGATAGCGGAAGTCCTGCCGTTACTGATAGGCTAACTACAACAAGACCTGATAGAATTAATCTACCTAAGAAGATTGATCTAGGGTATCTATCAACTACTAATAACCTACAGTCTGCAACTCAAACAGCTATAAGAATATCAGCAAAAAACAATAATTATGAGAGTATAAATTTACCTTTAGTTCTTAAAGATGCTGAAGCAAAGAAAGTTGTAGAGCGTAGTTTATACATAAGATGGGTTGAAAGTGTTGGGCATTCAGGTAGCGCAGTTCCTAGATGGGCTTTACTCACTCCTTCAGACGTTTTACTACTTCAGATAGACGAAGAAGGTACACTACAGAGGGTTAGAGTAACTGAAGCTGAAACAGGTACCCCCGGTCCTATTGATTTGAAGTTTGTTAACGATGACGAAAATGTACTAATACAGACAGCACCTCCATCAATACCAAGTGGCGGTTATGTTTATGTTCCTGTTTCCCCTACCACATTCTTTGCATGGTCTGGAAAAGAACTCCGCAACAATGACAGCACAAATACCGGAATTTATGTAGTAGGATCAGCTTACTTAATTGCAGGACTATGGAGAGGTGCTGTAGTCTTAATGTCAGTTGATGGTGGCAGCACTTATAGTAAATTAGGCAACTTAACAAATAAAGGTGGATTTGGTTCTGTAGCAAGCACCCTTTCTGCAAGCTATACTCCTGATGCAGATGGATTTGACATAGTAAATACATTAGATGTTATTATAAATCCCGGAACTGGTTTGGAGACTACATCTAAAGCTAAAGTCAAAGCAGGAGATGGGGAATACATATTAGTTACTCAGCTTGACCAGAGTGTAGATAATTCGAGTAACTACGAAGTATTAGGCTTTGCTGAAGCAGATTTTACTTCGTCTGATCACTATACTCTACAGACCTTTCTAAGAGAGCAAAGAGGAACACTTGCTACAGGACATACTTCTACAGATGTTTTTGTAAAACTAGATGCGGGGGTATCAAGATTTACAGTTGCCTCTTCTCTGGCAGGACAAACAGTACTTATTAAATGTGTCTCTATTCTACAAAATCCAGATGACGTAGTTCCACAAGAAGTTTACATACAACCTGCGCAACCTTACTATGCTGATAAAGCTACTCAGGATGCTTTGGTTGCAGATGTTGCAGCTATTGTTACTTCAGGTTCTCCGACTAGAGAAGTATTTACAATAGCTTCAGATGGAGATACTGTTTTAACCTTATCCTATGCACCATTGACAGACACAGAGTTTGTTTATTTTAACGGTGTTCTTCTGGATTACACAGTGGACTATACTATAGTATCTGACACACTTACTTTAGTAACTTACCCAACAAAAACAGGTGATAACGTAATGATTACCTATTTCCATATTTAATAAAGGAAATTTATGTCTAAAATACGTAAATCTCAAATAGAACCTTTTACTTCTGGTGGGGGAGTAAATCAAGTTTCTTCTCTTCCTGTACCTGATAGCAGTAATTATGGAGAAATATATTTAAAGAGCCTGCCGGGAGTTAAGGATAGTCTCTGGTTATCTATGTTAGATGCTACTGGAACTAACCAGATGGCAAATATTGCACTAGGTTCTTATGCTATATTCTTTGACCCTTTAACCGATGTTGCAGGCTGTCAGTTATGGGTTGCATCTGATTTAATTACAGGACTATCAGATGGAGATCCGGTTACTACATGGACTGATCAAAGCCCAAATGCTTTATCATTTGTCCCTGGTTCTTTTACTGCCCCTGACTATGTAGCTGTTGGATATAACGGGCTACCTACTGTAAGAAATACAGGTGGTTTAAAAGCCCTTATAGCATCAGCGGTTCCTTCTGGTATAACTAGTAGTTCTAACTCTACTTCATTTTTTGTGATGAAACATAATGCAGTATCGGGGGATTACTACCAACCATTCTGTATAGGCACAAATATAGGGAGTAACGGTTTTGTTCCCTATATACATTATCCTGACTTAAATTTCCAGGCATCAGGACATTCCACAGGTACATGGAGTGGTGAAGCTCCTTCTTCTACAGATATAAAGCAATATACTGTAACTGACAATTCTGGAATCGTTGACTACAGAATAAATAGTACAGACCATAGCACAAGATCTATTGCAGTAATATCAACTCCTACTTCTAACTGTGTTCTATTTTCTACAGACTCAGGCGGGGCTTCAGAAATAGATCTATGTGAAGTTTTAATCTATGCTGGGGTTTTAAGTTCAACAGATAGAGATAAAGTAGAAGCATATCTACAGTCTAAATGGGGCTTAATATAAAGGAAATCAAATGGTAGTTCCAAATCTAGAACCAGATAATAAGGCTCATGGAGTAAGGCATACTTCACTAAGATCTTTCCTTAACTTGACAGTAGATAGACATGACTTTCTAAAATTTCGAATTAAAGTTTTATTTTGGGAAAAGGATATAGAATTAGTAGAAGTAGCTAGTGTATTAGCTGTAATAATTGTGTTCAGTGACATGTTAAACAACTTCGCAGGAAGTACACATAACCGAGTATATGATGGGATGTTCAACCTATTTACTAAGCTAGGTGTTGCAGAAAATGAAGCTAATATTCTATGGATGACAGTATTAATCTCTATCAGTATCGCCCACCTAGCTGCTTTAGTAAATGATAATATAAAGGCAAGAACTAGCTTAATGTTCGTCATTACTATGTTACTTCTAGTAATGGCAATTTCTATGTGGGGTAGTGTAAGCTATTCATTAACATGGAAGTTTATGCTATTTTTTACAATTACTTCTGGATCATCTTATATAAGATTGCGAAAACAGCGATCACGCGATGAAGTAAGGAAAGTAATAAAATCTAATGATGGTCTTATCAAGCGAGCAACTGAATGAGATAGTCGGCGGTGTAGTGGTTCTAGGAGTGGGGTTACTAAAAAAACTTGGCGATAAGCTATCAGAAAAAGCAGCAAAAGAAGAGTTAGAAAGGCATCAAGAAGGTAAGACAGAATTAGATGAAATGGAAGTTCTCTCTAAAGAAGATTTTAGAGAACTTATAGAGACTGTACAAAAGGCTAATGTCTCTATTGAGAAAGGTAAAGATTGTTTTGAAGATACCTTAGCATGTATGAGTATAATATCTACTTTAGTAAACATTATAAAGAAAAACCCAGTAATGCTTACTTTAGCTCAAGATCAGATATTTACATTTCTTAGACATGCTGACTTTCCTTCAAAAGATATGGTAACAGCCGCTTTCGAACTAACAATAGGAGAAATAAATGACGCTAACGCAGTGGCTACTACATTGGACCCCGGAACAGGTTATCCAACTATTCACAACCGTAGGAGGTATACTCGCAGCACTGAAAATATCTCAGAAACATCAAGAAGCACAGGAGAGAATAGTAAATAATGCAGTAAACTCCGCTAATGGAACTGTACCTAGCGAAGTTGTACATGCTATAATTAACTCACCTAGTACAGTAAAAATGGATAATATGGCTGCTCCGGTAGACATAACTTCCGAGAGTTCTACAGAAAATTCGGTACAGACTTGAAGTACCGCTTTCTCTGGTAGAAGAATAGCAAATAGTAGACAGAAAGAAAAAAACACATGGCAGAACTAAATTCACAGATCGAAGTTAGCATACCTCAGTATGAAGATGACATTATCGCTTTAAAACAGCGAATTGTTCAACTTGAGAACCAACACCGCGAAAATGCGGTTGCAATTCGGCTTATTTTTGAAGGGCTTGAGACGAAATTTGTCGAGTTCCAGCAGGGTTATGATAAGCTTACTAAAGATGCTTTGAAAGAGTTCATTGATGATGGGGTAGGAATGTTTGGGAACATCAAAGACATTCCGCTTCATGAACTCCCTGCGATGATAAAAGTACCTTCACCTGTAGGACTACCTCCAGGGGAGTTGCCGCCTCTCTCTGAGGCTCAGGTAGCCGTAAAAGACGTATCTGTAGTTGACGGAAAAGTGATTATTGACACAAAAGAACCTCCTGTAGAAAATGCTGCTGAAGAGACAGAAAAAGTAGAGGAAGAAACTCCTACTACGTAAAAAATTTAATAAGTCAAAACAGTGCAGAAAAGCCCTTGAATTGTGTATTTATTACATAGTTTGAGGGCTTTTTTGTGTCTGCGATTAAAAACGGGTAAACAGAGGGGGGTGTACCTATGGTTTTTAGGTTGTTACTTATTGATACTTAATTTTAATTCTTACCCTCTGATTATAGTTGTCTACTATTCTTGAGTTATGGTACACCCCCCTTCAATTTCCCGTTTTTAATCAGAATGACGGTCGGACAAGAAATTTTTAAAAATTTTCGAAAAAATAGTCAAAAACAGGTCAAAACCGCTTGACTTGACTGTTCTCCTGTGATAGAATAGAGTACCCAGGCATGGGAAAGGGCGATTTTGACGCGCCTCACAGGTCAAGAGCAATAAACGGATCATGGGTACCTTGTCTGGATAGAGATCTTTTAGCGCCAACTAACTGATCTCGTTAAATAAAATACAGGTTTCAAGCAAGAAAGGAGGTGATGCCTTAATGCTTCATAAAGTGTCGAACGACTGTTGCTTGAAACCTGCAACTAAATTTTCTACAGGAAAATAATATGCCGCAAGCTGCTACGATGAAAAAGCCTCTCTCTTCTGTAATTTATAATAGAATGCGAAGCGAAGCTGAGAAGCAAGTAATCAAAACCGAAGCGAAGACTTTTTATTACAGGGGCTACAAGATAATAGTATATACTGAACTTGTAGAAGGTGCAGGTTCAATATGTATCATAAAAAATGCAGAAGGCTGTGTAGCTGAAAGGAGAGGTATAGACTTAGCCACAAAGTACATTGATAGATTAATAAATCCAGAACCCCCAAAATTTAAGGTCAAACGAGAAAGACCTAAAACAGAAGTTACTCCAGATTGCAGCACTCATAAAGTCATGATCAAGATTAAGCGAAAGAAGGAAGAAAAGAAATGGCGGTAAAGTTCCGGGTGAATAAGACACCTCATTCAATTGCAAAGCGAAAGACTGTAGTTAATTCTTCTACCAGAGAAGTCGGGCAACCAAAAATTTGTTCACATTGCGGTAGTGAAATTTGGGAGTTAAAGGTAACACATAAGATTTCTGTAGATTTATCAGAAGAAAAGTCTAATAATGCTATAAGGCTTGGCACTGTGTCTCAGTGCAGCGAAGGTATCTACTGTGCTTTGTGTGGCAAGAAAGCAAAGAAGTTCAACAACGAAGGAATTCGTTCTATGTCTATTTTCTCTAATATGAAGAGAGCGTTAGGAGTACCTGTATAAAATGTATGCAATATACCATATTAAACCAGGACAGGGTACCGTTAAAGAAGGAACTCTTCTTGAAGTTGTAGAAGAAACTCAAGTCTACAAATCACTTGTTAAAAATGCAGAAAGTATAATAGGTAGAGGTAAGTTTTCTCAACTATCTCATAGACAAATGGCAGAAACTAATGACTCAAGTAATCAAATAGTTGCTGTTATTGCAGAAGAAGAGGATACAGAAATAGTATGAAATGGTCAAAGGCCATGCGTAACTACCGTAAATTGATCAGGCTATATGATAGATCAATTAGACCTACAACTGCTGCTGCCATTGTTTCTGTAATAATTGCTGTAGAAATGTACACAGTATGAAGATAAAAATCAAAAAACCAATCCCCCCTTCTGATGAAGTAGTTAAAGAACCGCAAGACCCTAGAGAGTTGCTAGAATCATTTCATATGGGAACACCTCTTACTCCATGGTCAGAAAGATTAAAAAATACAGTAAGTGCTTGGAAATATTTAGGTAACTCTTGGATGACTGCTATGGATTGCAACATGGCTTTATCAAGCAAGAATGTTAGATTTTCTACAGAAATAGATGTAAATGATCTAAGGGTGTTGGAACATCTAGGACATATGAAAGCAACTCAATTAGGTTTTCAAGACTTCTGGTGTAGAAAATACAAACTCACTGATAAAGGGTTGGGTCTTCTGTCAAAAGGAGTACAACAACCAAAGGAAGAAACAAAGCCTATAAAAATTAAGTTACTATCAAGACAAGAAAGAATAACAAAAAGCGAAGAAGACCATAAAATTATTGCAAGAGTAGCAAAGAAAGCCGGTGAAGATAGTCTTAATGAACTACAACAACTAAGTACCACTAAAGAATGTAAAGTCTGCAAAGGTTCTGGATGGGATGACAGAAAAGACGAAGAATGTAAAACCTGTGATGGAACAGGGGAATTGATAGTTTCTTCACCAGAGAAAACGGTTTCTTCAAAACGTACTGTAAAAACTGTGAAAAGGAAATAAATGGCAGCAAAGAATAGAAAAAATTTCTATAACTCAGAAATAGAAGTTGGGGATGTAGTAGAGTTTGAAGTACAACCTATGGATTTAATTCAAAAAGTAACGTCTGTTGAACAAGACAAGGGCTATATTACTGTAGAAATTATGGTTTCACTGTATAGCCTCAAATCTTTAACAAAAGCAAAAGATTTATAAAGGAAATGAAAATGGAAGAAATACTAGCTAAGATAAAACATATATGTAACAGGGAATTATTAGTCTATGACGGCGAACCTTCTGTTGGATTAGGTTATCGTGAGATACTAAGAATTTTAAAATCAGAGGAAGAAAGACTTAATGAAATTCAAAGTCAAGACAACACGCAAGCTACTACCCCAACAGAAACAGTATCTTGATTGGAGTAAGAAATTTACACACCCTGCCTGTATTATGCAAATGAGACTTGGTAAGACACTTGCAAAAATACGATGGGCACAAGATAAGTTCAGAGCAGCTTATAGAATAAAATCTAACAGATCTTTCCCGGCAATGGTTGTAGCTCCAACTAGCGTTATTGCGACATGGGAGAAAGAACTAGAAGAGGAAGGAGAAGAGTACATTGTAGTTCACGGAAAGACTTTTGATAAGCGTACAGAAATGGTAGTTAATCGCGCCCATATGGAAAAGGGCAGGATTATATGGGTGTTAATTAACTACGATAGTTTGCGTGAAACTCCAGGTCTTTCCTTTCTGCCATGGTTTATTGTAATTCTTGACGAAAGTCCTGTAATAAAAAATCCTAAAGCCAAGATTAGTAAGCTATGCACTCTTGGCTTTAGAGATGCAGAACATAGGTCTATTCTTTCCGGCTCACCTCGTACAGAGAGTGAGCTAGATTTATTTCAGCAATATAAGTTTCTACATGGCTCTTTCATGGGTTGTACGGACTTCTGGCAGTATAGAGCTAAATTTTTTGATATAAGGGAATGGGGCGGATGGGAGTTATTACCCGGTAAGTACAAGCTTATCAAAGAGGCAGTTCATAGTAAATCTTTTGTATTAACTCGAAAAGATGTAGGTGCTGGATCTTTGAAAGCTGTTCGAAGTATTCGCTACGTACCAATGACGCAAGAGCAACGCAGGGTGTACAACAAGATAGAAACCCTGTTCGTAGCTGACACGGACAAGGGCGAAATAGAGACGGACCTGGCAACAACCCGTTCAATATGGCTTTCTCGCGTCTGCGGTGGTTTTGAAGCCAATGCAGAGGTATTCAAATGGCCGGGTAAGGTTGATGAATTGATAACTCTGCTCAAAGGCGAACTTACCGGAGAACCTGTAGTAATTGGCTGCGATTTTAATGCAGAGATCTTTGAACTTGAGAAAAGACTAAAGAAAGCTAAAATCCCATGTGTCACATTAACTGGAGCAGACAGCAGAGAAGAAAGAAAACGTAAACAGAACTGGTTTACTACTTGTAAAACTCCAGGTAGAGCTATTATATCTCAAATACGAAAAGTAGCTCAATATGGTGTTGACATGTCTGTATCTGACACAATGATATTTTATTCAGTAGTTCCTAGTTGCGATCAAATGACGCAGTTCATGGATAGAATAGTACACCCTCTAAAGAAAAATACTCTTCTCTATATTTTCCTCGCTATGCAAGATAGTAGAGATGAAGATGTTATAGAGACTGTACAAGATAAGATAATGAACAGTAAACTCTTCCTTCGCAAAATGGAAGATAGAATGAAAAGGAGAATAGAAAAACGTGAAACAATATAGGTACCAGATAACCGATAAGGAAGGTAAAGTTCTTCCAGCAGTTACATTAAATGCTGATGTAAGAAAATTAACGGATGCTGAAGCAGACTTACTTGAAGCTATTATAGAATTTGCAACAGATGCAAAGAAAATAGAAGTCTGTGTAGTAGGGGAATATAACCTTCAAACAGAAATGGAACTTAATGGACAATGAAGCAATGGATAGTATAGAATTTAATAGCAAAGAACAAGAGATATTGCATAAACTTTTGTTTGCCCCTGATAACATGCCAGAGGTGCAGGAAAGACAGATACATAATATAAGAATAAGAGCGAAAGACATATGGGGGTTCACACCGGAAGAAATTAATAGCTTAGAAAACAAAATACGAGTGATATTAAAGGCAAAATAATGCAACATAAAATAATCTGTATTGATCCAGGTTTGGGAGGAACGGGGTTTGCCATTTTCTCTGGTAACAAACAAGATCTACTACCAGAGAGAACGGGAGTTCTCCATAGTACTACAAAAGCTACACAAACTAATTGGTCATTACGTCAATCCGAAATACTAGCAAGACTTATTGAAGTTATTGAAGAAGTTCCACTAATAGAAAATAATATAAGTGTAGATGTTTATATTGAGTTACCTAACTTCTTTCGACAGAAGAAAGGTATGACTTGCGCAACTGGTAAAGACGGTGGGGATAGCGATCTTGTAAAACTTGCTGTAATGGTAGGAAGACTGCAAGAAACTTTTCTAGTGTTTACTAAATGTACAAAAATTGTTCTAGTACCTGTATCTTGGAAAGGGCAGCTTACTAAATATGCGGTGGAAAATAGAATACGTCAACGCATCGGTTGTAAGAAATGGGAATATGGAGATCATGCAACGGATGCAGTAGGCATTGGATTATTTGTTAAAGGAGTTTTTAAAGCAAATGCCACCAGATAAATTTGATGAAAACAAACTAAAGAAGTTGTTATTAAATTATCTGAACTTAGGAGAAAGAACGATAACTTACTTTATAAAGGCAGACTTCCTTTAAAAAATGTAGAAACGTTCATGCAGAATAAAATAGAATCCCAAACTATTGTTTATGCATTTTGGCCTAATATAGAAGCTGTCTTTATCGACCCAAAGGAAATTAATAATGAAAGTAAAAATAAATAGAAAGAGAAAAGTAAGATATAGTTGCGCTGTACCTATTAGGTCTTGCCTATGTACCGCATGGTTGCTTAATCTTCCAGGTGAACAAAGAGTATTACTATGGCATCAAAATGCAACTATACAAGACGTTCATGGGTGCATGAAAGTAATGTATCCAAATACTAAATTTACTCTAGGAAGGTTAGATGTCGGGGAACTGAAAATCTCTGAGATAATTAATACCTTTCGTGGAGATGGTAGGTATGTGACTGAGAATTGGGAGGTGACATTAGATGGCAAAATTTCCCGTTAAACGTCTAAGTCTTAGAGTAATTCAAGATGAATGGAGTTCTTGTACTAAATGTAAGATAGGAGAGACTGCAAGACACCATGTGTTTATTAGACACAATACCTAAAACTGTTTTGGCATTTGGAGCAAAACAAGGTGTAGATATTTTAATGGTAGGTGAAGGTCCGGGTCTGGTGGAAGATCTAGAAGGATTTCCTTTCATTGGCCCTGCTGGAAAGCTTCTCAGACAAGCTATAGAGGATGCGCAGCCTTTCTGTACTTTCTGTGATGGTTCCGGTGCTGATAATGGCTTTCCTATTGGTACTCAGGCTTGCCAGTTTTGTAAAGGGTATGGAAGACTTACCATAGGTTTAACAAATTTAATAGCTTGTAGACCATATCAAGGAAAGCCTTCTTCATCAGCTAATAAACCACCTTCTGTTTCAGAAGTTATAAATTGCTTTCCTAGACTAAGATCTATGATTAAAGTTCTTAAACCAACTATAGTAGTCTGTGTAGGGAAAGAAGCTGAATTGTATTTAAAAGATACAATAGTACCTTTTGATTATGGGGTAAGTCAGGAAAAGCTCTACACAATTATACATCCCTCCTATGTTCTTCGAAATGGAGGAATTGGCTCACACACATATAACCTTTATGTGCCTAGACTACAATTAATCTATAAAAGGTTTTGGGAACTAAGAAGGAAGGAAGTTAAATGGTAAAAATTAAACTGAAATCGAAACAGATTTCAAGCAACTTAACAAAGGATTTAAATTTCCTTTTAAATCAAAAACCGAAAATGGTAAAAATACCTGAAGATGTTTGCAAATACTGCGAAGGAACAGGAGAAGATCCTTCTAGTAGTGGTTCTTGTAGAGTTTGCAAAGGATCAGGTATTTCTACACCAGAGAAAACGGGGAAACCACAGTATTTACGTAATTTCTGGGATATGGGGAGAGATGGGGTTACGCAGTCTACAATAGCTTTATTTGCGCTTTGTCCTATGAAGTGTTATTGGAAGATGATACTAGGGCTTGAGAAAACTACAAGACCTGATACAGCATTAGATTTTGGGGATCATTTTCATAATACTCTCGATAAGGTGTATCTTCATCGTAAGAAGTATAAAGTTCAATCTACTACACAGACTATATATCAGACCATAGATCATGTATTAACTTCAAGTAGCTTAGATATAGTAAAGAAATTAAAGAAATTTGATCTCAAAGATCAACAGTCTTTTCAGCAAACCAATGGTCTATGTAATGTTGTCTTGAAGAGGTACTACCAACACTACAAGACAGACGTTAATATGAACTGGCTTGCTGTAGAACAAGTCTTCTCTATGCCTTATAAGCTACGAAACGGAATTACTATACAAATTCGTGGAAAATTTGATGGAGTATTTCGTAATAAAAATGGAGAATTGTGGTTATTCGAAAGTAAGACCAAAGGAGATATAAAAGATAAAGTTACTTTAGATCGTCTTGGTTTTGAACTGCAAGTTATGGTGTACATGCTTGCTTTGGAGTATGTGTACAAAGAGAAGCCGAAAGGGGTTTTATACAACCTAATAAAGAAACCAGGGCAGGAATATAGCGGAACCTACTATAGAAAACCCGAAACGCTACCTGAATTCTTTGCAAGAGTTGATAAGCATATTAAAGAAAATCCTAATGACTATTTCTACAGGCATCCCCAATCAATCCCATGGAAAGATGTTGAAGAATATCGTGATATCGATCTAGACTATATCCTAGAACGTCTTTATGAATGGCAGAACGAAAACCCAAAGAATAGCTTTAGAAATACAGCTTCTTGTAAAGCATGGAACAGACCTTGTGAATTCTTACAAGCTTGTGCTAACCCTGCCGAAGCTAGGTACTATCATAAGCGTCTTCATGTATTTCCTGAACTAGTAGAGGTATAAGATGACAGCCTTTGAAATGATCAAGTTAGCTCTAGAGAATGCTGATGAAACTGTAAAATCTGTGATAGCTCTTTATGCTACGGGAGATGAGCTAGGTCTTGTAGTTTCTGTGGATAAAGGCGAAGATGGAATTCATGAACCTGCTGTGTTTATTTCAGGTTTTAATAACCCTGAGACAGATAACAGGATTTATGAATTTAATTTAGTAACTAAAACTTGGAGGTACTGAGCGGATAAGGGTAAGCTAGGCTACAAAACAGTCCATTTCCCATCTAGAAAAAGAATTTTTCGGAAATTTTCGAAATCTCCTTGACATTGCCCGTTGAACGTGATATACTCTTAGGTGTCGGCAGGAAACCCCGAACGGCCATAGTGCCGGGCATTTTCCTGATGGCTCTTTGACAACTATCATAGCGATATGGACAAGCGTACAAGGATACGTCTCTATATTAGCGAAAGGTAAATATATTATGGCAACAATCAACCGTCGATCAGGCGGGAAAAGTTCTGCTGCTCTGCCGACAAAGCGAAAGCCCGTTACTGCAATTTCTGCACGTAAGCGACCCGTGATTTTCAGAGCAAAAGATATAGAACTCCCTACAGAATTTTCTGAACCTGTATCAAGTTTGGGTGGTGCCACCCTTCTCATTTATGGTGAAGAGAAAATTGGTAAGAGTAGTTTTGCATCCATGTTCCCTGATTGTTTATTTCTTGTATTTGAAGATGGAGTTAAATACCTGTCAGTCAAGAGATTACCACTAAAGGGTAGCATGTCTTCATGGGAAGAATTCAAGGCTATTGTAGAGAAAATTTGCAGTAGTGAACTATATGAGAATATCATAATAGACACTGCCGATCTTGCATATGTTCTTTGCGTTAGATATATTCTTGAACTTCACAATGAAAAGAGTATAAATGAAGGGAAACTTGCCTATCGACGCGGACAAGACCTTGTAGAAATGGAATTCAAGAAACCTTTTATGGACTTGAAAGCCACTGGTAGAGGAATTGTATATATCAGTCATGCAAAGACCAAAGAATTCGAAGAAGAAACTGGAGCTAAATATAATAAGCTAATTCCTACCATGGGCGAACCTGCACGGTTGTTCATAAAAGGTGATGCGGATGCAACAATCTACTACGGTTACTTCGGAATGGAAAGATGGCTTTGTATTGAAGGATCTCAGACGATAGATGGAGGGAATAGAGCAGAAGGGCATTTCCTTACAACTTCTGGAGAAATTGTACATGCTGTTCCAATGGGTGAAAGCAAAGAAGAAGCTTTTGAAAACTTCATGGCCGCTTTCAACAATGAACAAGAAGAACAGTTTATCTTAAAAAGGAAACCAAAACTATCTGAGCGAAAGGCTAAATTCAAGGCAAAATAAATGAAGCTTAGAAGTAAACTGCTGCAATCAGTAGATCCAATATGGATAGCTAGATTTACTATAAAAAATCGCAGGTTGCCAACTAACTCAGAACTAAAGAAAGCACAGAAACTATATCCTAGTAAAAAAGAAGGATAAATGAAAACATTCTACAATCGGTTTATACAGGATGAAGACGGAGCAACAATAGTTGAATACGTTCTTCTTGTTGCACTTATCGGAGTTGTTGCAATAGCCGCCATGGGATTTCTAGGCGGCACTGCTTCTAACAAACTCAACGACACCTCAAATGTCCTACAGTAAAGATTTCTGTACCAGAGAAAACGGGCAACCGTATTAAATTCACAATCTCTCTTTAACTCGAAAGGTTAAACAAACAACAATGTCAGTTACTAAGAAAAAGACAGCAGCAGTAGTTACCGGTTATAAGGCTCTCCTTGCAAAGGCAAAGGAGAATTGGGATCAGACAGTAGAGGCAGCTAAGAAGGGTGGAGGTAATGTCTACGAAGACGGCGACTATATCGGAAAGTTTGCCGCTTTCGAGATCAAGCCTACTAAAGATACTGCGGATTTACCCGATGAAGATAAAGTTTGGGGTGCTCTGCTATCTTGGGCTATCCAAGAAGGTGATCATGTAAACGAAGTTTACCCTCAGTGGCTTTTCCTTCTTGACAATAATGGTGAATTTAATCCAAGACTTGTACGTCAAGTTGGATTAATGACAGATCAAGACCCATCAGATTTGGATATTGAGCAGTTTGAGGAAATTTTACAGAATTGTCTTGATGAAGAACCGGTCTTCCTGTTCAAGCTGAAAACTACCGCCGCTACTGGAAATTATACAGAGCCACGACAGTGGTTTAATCTAGGTAAGCGTCAAGAAGGGTATGAGGCAGCAGAAACCGAAACCCCAAAGAAGTCAAAAGCTGGAGTGAAGCCATCAAGTACCTCTTCGGCTAAGAAGCCTGCTACAAAAACTCCAGAACCGGAACCTGAAGATGATGACGAAACAGAAGCGCCATGTGAGGTAGGCGACGAAATTACCTTTGAAGAGGATGGCGAGGAACTTACCGGAATTGTTTCTGCCGTCGATGAAGAAGAGGAAACCGTCTCTATCAAGGTTAAGGTAGGTAAGAAGACAAAGACCTTTACCAAAACTTTTGCAGAACTTGCAGAGGATGAAGACGACGAAACAGAAGACGAGGATGAAGGTACCGAATTTGAAGTAGGTCAAGAGGTTTCTTGGAGTGTGACAACTGGTATCGGTAAGAAGGCTAAGACAGAAGACAAGACCGGTACAATACACTCCATTGATGAAGCAACCGAAACCGCAAAAATCAGGGTTGGAGGAACTGCAAAGAAGCCCATCCTTGATGAAGTAGAAGTTTCTAAACTTTCTGCAATAGTTGAAGATGAAGAAGACGAAGATGCAGAAGATGACGACGAAGAGGAAACTGAAGACGGCGACGAAGAAGATGAAGAAGACGAAGAGGAAGAGGAAGAGGAACTTGAGGTAGGAAATACAATTGTGTTCACAGACCCTAAGAATGCTAAGAAGACCTTGAAGGGTAAGGTTACTAAGATCAACGAAGCTACTTCAAAGGTCACTGTAAAGGTAGGAGCAGTAATACACGTTGTTGGATTTGGTGAGATTGTAAACATCATTCCCGAAGATGACAACGAAGATTAATTGCTAAATGAGACGGAGTTATTTACTTAGGTAGGTAGCTCCGTCTTTTTTATTTAACGATCTCATTCAAAGGACAATTAAAATGGATACAATTAAAGTAAATAAACCTCAATCAGTAGGGAAGACAGCTATGTTAGTTGGATTAAGTTCTGCTGTTGCCTCTATAGCTCACATAGGAGTAGAGACTTCTATAGGTGGTAGATCAGATCTAAAACCGGGAGAATTAGCTAAGATAGTGGAACAGTTTGATTTTTCAGAGCAAGAAAAAAGAATTATGAAACTGACCCGTCAAAATTCTGATACTGGAGTAAATACAAGAAATGAATTCGATTTAGTTAAAACCCATGGAACCGAAACCGGTCGTCTCTCTGGTAAAGAAGAGAATATTTCAAACAAGCCAAAGCAAATCCGAAAGAACATCTACTTTAGAACCACAACTAAAGGAACTATAATTAAAGTCACTCCAAGACTTAATGTTGAAGTTCTTGAGTTTCTAGATAACAGAAACAATAAATTTAAGTTCGCAGACAAAAATCCACTAGCAGAAGAAGATATGATATATGTAAGGTCTGATCTACCAAAGGGGGTATACCTTTATGGCGCTGGAATGTGCAGCATAGGAGTTAAGTAAATTGCCAATTCCTGTAAAAGATTTAGAAAAGTATGTAGGCAAGCAAGTTATTGCAATGTCAGTACCTACTTCACTCTACCCTGAAGGATTTAAAGTACAAGGAGAACTTGGAAAAACTACGTATAATTTTGGGTACGTAGTAAAGTGGGTTGCAATGCAAGAAATAGACACATCAGGGCATCTGCCACCAGAAGAAAGACATACAGAGATACAAAGAGATACAGTAGAACTTGTACCAGAGAAAACGGAAACCCTCTTTGTTCCTACAGTTTTTACAGAGAACGAAGAAAGATGTTTAGCCTATTTAGTTAATAGTTACATAACCAATGAGGCTATGAAACCATGGACATTTGATATATTTAAATTCTTTATAATACAGACTATGTTTAATGGTTCTGAAGAAGAGTTTGAAAACTTTATGAATAAAACAACCGATATACTAACAAAGGATAAAGAAAGAAAAAATGGTTAAGATTAAGAAGAGAATTGCCACAAAATTTGAACAAAATGTAGTTGTACCTGATGTAGCAGGTTTCAAGACTGCAAGCAGACCGTTAAAGCTGCAACTAGACGGTAAAGAGATTACTGTACATCCTGAGACAAAAGAGGATAGCGGACCTACATTAGCTTCTATTGCAAAATCTGCAAAGCCATCTTCTCTGGTAGAAAGACTTACTAAAACGCATCTAGAAGAGATAGCAGAAGAGGTACATTTACAATCAAAACAATTACAATTCCCTTCTAGTTATGATGGTGAGAAAGCCGCTTATCTTGAAGAAAATGCAAAAGTTGCTAACCCTGTAAAGTATCCAAGTCATGAAGGAACTACAGTAAGTTATGTTGGGGGTCTTGATAGCCTACTTGAAAAACTTGCAGAAATTGCGCCTAACTGCGTTTTGCAGCATACTACTTCCGGGTGGTATGTTCAGGTAGGTAAGTGGATTGACAGCGCATCTGAAGCGTCGCCAAAGAAGTTTGAATGGGAACCTGTAACAAGGATCTACTATACCCCTTATGCCGCCGTAGAAGAGGCTCTGCGTGAGCCAAGAGCGCATCAGGCAGTAAACCCTCCTGCTCCATATGAGCAGCCTCTAACACAAGGCGAACGAACTAACGTTTCTAGTGTGCTTTATAAAGAAACTTTAGATAAACTTATAGAGTTAGGTTATCCTAAACAGTACATAGAGAAACGTCTTAATAACATAACCTATGCTTCAAATCGTAACATGGATCAGAGTAAGTTCCAAGAAAATGATTTAGTAGTTGTTAGGGCAAATACCCCTCACAAAAAAATATTTGATAAGATTAATCCTCTAGAGGCATACCCTGTACATGAGGTTGGGCTATATTTAACAGGAGTTCCAAAAGGATGGTTATACACTTTACCTAGAGATAATCCTGATGCAGTTCACGAAGACGATCTAATCTCTGCCCCCCTGCATAACTTAAATGACAATGTAAAGGTGGCAGGTTACGATATTTCCGGCAAGATACAGGCTATTAGATATTCTGACATGCCAATGGATAATGCTTTACTAGGAACCTGGCAGTACAATATAGTTGGAAATCCTTATTGGCATAACGAAGCTATTGTAGAAATAGATCATTACTATTCGGAAGTAGATCTAGATGCTATTGTTGATAAAATGAAAGAAACAGGGGTTAGCATAGATCCTGAAGTTATTCAGCAAGTCAAGGAAGAACTAACAATAGCAAATCCAGAACCAACAGAACAAAACGAAAAGCTAAAGGCTATTGAAGGACAGAATGTAATTGCCGAAAGGAAGTACCCTTCCTCTGGTGATAAAGTCATAGAAGGTAAGTATACTGGAATTGACTATAAGAGTTTTAATAATCCTGAGCATGTAGTTCAGATTATGAGAGGATCTAGAAGGCGACCTGTAGCAGTAGATCCTTCTTCTATAATTCCTATAGGTGATTTGGAAGAACAAAGCAAAGCACAACAAGCTGCTGAGAATAATTTGAAAGCCGCAGGAGTACCTATTTAAAGGGGAACAAATGTATAAAATAGATACACACCTAATGCAAGTTTTTGCTTCTTTTATTGGCAAGAGAGTAGTAGCTACAGGAAGTGCAAAAGTAACAGGGATTTTGCAATCCTGTAAATTAGTAAAACAACAGTTGTATGTTGGAATTGAAGATGAAGAGGATGGAGGTGCTGTTAATTTTCTTTATGTTGACAACATTATAGTACAGAAGTTACCGCAATTACCTTATAATGAAATTACCCTGCATAACGTTGTTAGTATGTTTGCGAAAAATGTAGTAGCAACGTTTGTGGACGGAGAGAAACTAGAAGGTAAACTTATAGGGGCAGACATTAATGAAGAAGGCAATTGCTACTTTGTAACAGTAGATGTTACAGATAAAGAGCGGAATAGCTCAGTAGAAAAAGCCTACTCTTGTGGAACACTTCATTCTATTGAACTAGCCGTATAAGGAAATTTTCTATGGGCAATGACATTCGGTACTGTCCTGGGGTAAGAGACTTCCGGTACAATCCACCGTTGAAATGTCCTTGCCCTAGGAAAGCTTTAAAACAATATAATGGGCTATGTGAAAAATGCTTTAACCGCATAGCCAACTCAAATGGGAAAGTAAAACGATATGTCAAAACAGAAACTAAGTGAAGAAACAAAACGAATACGTAAAGAAGCTAGAGCAGCAGAAAGGAAACGTAAAAAATTCCATATAAAGCTTAATGAAGAAAAGTTAGAGTTACTAACTACAATAAATACTTTTGATGGCCCTGTGAGGTTATGGAAATCTAAAGATACTAGTAATGACGGATCTGTTATAATTGACACGGAAGGCTATCTTTGCATACAGTCTTTTACTGATGGTGAAAATCCTGAGCCAGCAGAAAATACTATTATACAATTCTCAGAAGAGATCTTTATAGGAATAGCTAGAGCCTATAAACACCATCCTGAAGTAGTAAAGGAGTAGAAATGACTTACAGAGAAAATGGAGAAACTTTCATAAAATTTGATGAAGTTATTGATAAATTGAGACAGCCTGAGCCATTAAGTGTAGACAGTGCTTCTAGTCTAGATTTAGACTTTAATGGAGAAATTGTAACCATTTCTGGTAAATTTGCAGAATTCCTTTTAGGAGTGAGATCCAGAGGGGATATAATAACGATATTCGCTGAATTAGAGTTACAAGCAGAAAAGGCGAAAAGAGCTATCGTTAATTCTGGTTTGCTAGATACAACTCAGATAAAATGTAGTTCGTCTAAGTTTCTGCTACCAAATACTCTTCTGGCAATAATTCATCCTAATAGGCTTAGTAGGTGTTCAACTGTTTATGAAAATAAGAATAAAGAAGACTAGACATATAAAGTCGGAGTATCATTTATTCAATCCCCGTAATTTAGTTGCAATTGACACAGAAACTACGGGTTTAAATCATTGGGGTAATGATGCTGCTTTTGCTATTTCAATGTGCGACGAAGACGGCAATGGATGGTATTGCCAATGGCCTGTTAATCCTTTCACCAGAGAAGTAACGGTAAACCAAGAAGATGTTGGTTACATAATCTCAGTTCTGAAAATAAAAGGTATCAGTGTAATATTTCATAACTCCAAGTTTGACTGCGCAATGCTTAAAAAATGCGGCATTGATGTTGTCAAACTTGTTGGTATTTTGAATATACACGATACTGTATTTTGTGCGAGAGTTTCATTTACTCTTGAAATGAACTATGGCTTGAAGTGGCTTTCTAAAGTTCGTCTTAAAATTCCTGATGACGACGAAAAGGATTTGAAAGATCTTGTAAAGCGATGGAGAAACCATGCAAGATCATATAATGTAAGAGCATTAGCTTTAGGGCAGCTTACTATTCAACTTGGAGAAGAAACCGAAGAAGATTATTGGCTACCAAAGTATTTTGATCAGTATGATGATAGCTGCAAGAAATACTGTATGCTTGATACCTTCAGAACAATGGCTTTGTTTCTCTTCTATTGGCCTATTGTCTCTGGTGATGAAAGTTTACACAATACCTATAGGAAGGAAATGAATAAAATATGGCCTATTGTAAATACTATGGAATTTCACGGTATTGGAATAGACCCCAAATCTCTTAAAGAAGAAACTATCAAATGTAAGCGTGATGTTCTTGTGCATATGAACAAAATGCAAGACATGATTGAAGAATTAAACCTGAAGCCGTTTCCACCGGAGAAGTATGAGCCTAAATTACTAAAGAATGGCACAGTTTCTAAGACTTGGAAAACTCCTGTATTTAAAGCAGACAGTAGACAGCTTCTAAGAATACTATATCTCCCACCAGAAGAAGGTGGGTTAGGTCTTGAAACCGATCGACGTAATAGAAAGACCGGGAAACTAACTGCCGATAAAGATACATTACGTGAACTAATGCATTCTCCTTTTGTACAGGAACTTGCAAAGTATCGTGCAGCTAAACATACGTTAGGTCTTTTCTTCAATAAATTTGCTAAAATTCTAATGCCAGATCCGGCCTGTCCAGGTAGGTTTATGGTACACCCGTCATTTAATCAATGTGGAACTCGTACCGGTCGATTTAGCGGAGGGGGTGAAGGTGGGTTTAACGGGCAACAGATAAGCGCAGGAGGAAAGAAAAGCCTCTCAGCGTCTTATTCCTCAACAAAGGTCTTTGTACCGCGTCCTGGCAAGCTTTGGTTAGGCTTTGACTTCTCGCAACAGGAAGGTAGGATTTTCGCAGAACTTGCACAAGTCCCTGTTATGCTAAATGCCCTTTTCTCTGGTGAAGATTTATTTAAAGCTATGTCTAACCAAATTTGGGGAGGAAGAGGAAATGATGCTGCATTTAAGGCAGTCATTCAGGCACTAGATTTATTTCGAGAACCTGCTAATGAGCATGTAAAGGAAGTTTGGAAGGAAATTGATTGGTCTAGAAAGAAGGCTTTTGAAATAGCTCAGTTTGGCGAAGGTCAAAATGCCAAAGAAGTTCTAGAAATTGTAGAGTGGTGGCTTGATCAATTTGATTATGACATTGTATTAGCAGAAAAATCTGTAGAGAAGGAATTAGCAAGACAGCGATGTAAACATATTACCTATGCTAAAATATTTGGAGGTGGGCCTGGTTCATATACTCACTTGATCTATGCAACTTTAAAAGAAGCAAAAATCTTCGATAAGGAATACAATACTAGAATTCCTGAGCTAAAGAGGTATATGGGTGAGCTACAGAAAGAAGCTGAAAAGAACGGTTACATTCATACCTTATATGGTCGTAAGCTTCGAGTAGATCGAGATTTCCCATATCGCGCAGTGTCGTATAAGATCCAGGGAACAGCAGCAGATATGATGAAGGATAGCCTAATTCGTGTCAACGAGTTTCTCGGACCAAAGAACAATCATGGAGCATACCTTATTCTAACTATCCATGATGAACTTAAGATAGAGAGAGACAAGAAGAACTTCAAACCTTCTTTTGCTAAAGCTATTGTAAATATTATGGAAGACAACGGAGGGAGAATGAAAGTACCAATGCCAGTAGAAGTAACAGTAACAGAGAAAGCATGGGGAGTAGGAGAATATAAATTAGAACTATGAGCGTAGTAAAAGTAAAGTGCCGTTGTTGTGACGGTAGAGGAACTACAGATATTCCAGATCGTCTTGAACAAATATTTAGAGTAATGCCTAAGACTAGTCGAGGTAAATGCTGTAAAGAAATTGTAGAAGACCATTACAAAAATACAGGAGAGGTTATAGGGCATACTACAATGTTTCAACGCTTAAACCGGCTTGTTAAATTTGGTCTTCTCACCAGAAAAAAGACAACCCAGGCAAGCGGGGGGGTTGAGTACATTTTCTTCAAGGAGTTTGACTAAGATGGCAGAAACTATAGAAGCTTCAGCTACTTGTCTTAACACCTGTTTAGTTGGGGAATTATTTGAAGCAAACATGCACAGATCCAACCCCATAGATTATTTTAAAGGATTAGACGAAGGGAAAAATTTTATTCAAGTTCTTATAATAAGAACTCCAAATAACTCTAAGTATATTGGTAGAATTTACTATATGAGGGTATCATGAGCAACTTAATAGAAAATCCAACTTTAGTTGAGATTAAGTCAGAAAAAGAATTAATAGAAGGAGAGACTTATTTAGTTTGGGGTGGAACTGGTGAAATATCTGCAATGATGGCAAGTCATTATAGAGGTGAATATGGAGGTGCAACGCATACAAATGCACTCTATAGTATACTTCATAATAACGGAGAGCTAGTTTCCGAAACACCTATTAGATTTAACGAAGTAATGAAGGTGTTTAAGATTATTGAAAGAGAACCTGAAACAGTATATGTTGTTATGCAAGAAGCTATGTGTGACATTGACCCAAAGCCAGTTGCAGTTTTCTCTGGTAAAGATGCTGACAACACTGCTAGTAACTTTATAAATGCAACAAAAGAAAATTATCTCTATCATTTTGAAGTTATGACAGCTATATTAGATCCTCCTATAGAATGGCTTAATAAATGAAGTTCAAAATAAAGAAGTCTCCAGTTCTAACAAGGAACTATAATAATTTAGAAACTGTAATATCTGGAGGGCAAATTGGGGTTGATCAAGCTGGGCTTATGGCAGCAAGAAGAGTAGGTTTAAAAACCGGTGGGCATACTGTTAAAGGTTATTTAACTAAGGATGGTTGCAGACCTTCACAGAAAATAATATATCACCTTGAAGACGATTGCCCTGATTACAGATCTCGTACCAGAAAGAACGTGCAAACTTCGGATGGTACAATAAGACTAGCATATAATTTTCAATCTCCAGGGGAACTATGTACACTAAGAGCAATAAGAGATTATTACAAGCCATCATTAGATATTATATTACATGCTGAAGAACTTAGACCTATTGAAGAAGTTGCCCTTTGGATAGTCATGAACGATATAAAAATTCTTAATATAGCAGGAAATGCCGATAAGGTGTTACTAGAACCTGTAATAGATTATTTAGTTGACGTGTTTAATAAAGTAATCTGGAAAGAGCATGTTTGATGCCAAGATCAAAGAATGATGTTCCGCTAAAGCTTAGAACTTTCTGTTCTCTTGGCTTTGATTACCACGAAGAACGAGTAGTAGGTAATGAAGCCTATGGGGAATGCTTGTTCTGTGGTGCAAGGAATAAACTCTACATTAACTTTAATACAACCACTGTAGCAATGTGGGAATGTAAAGTATGTTTTAAGAAAGGCAACACATACACATTTATTAACGAATGGTACCAAGAGAAGATAAGAACTAGAGGTTTGCAAGCAGAAGCAATGAAGAAGCTTGCAGACAATAGAGGCATGAATGTAAAACTTCTACGTAAAGAAGGAATAGTGCATGATGGTTGGAGATATATACTTCCTGTAAGGAATACCGCAGGAGCTTTAATTAATCTTTTAACATACCATTTAAATGATCAAGTAAAGGGTTTACCCTCTATTAGCGTTTCACTGTTTGGTCTAGAAACTTTATCAGATAATGACAGCGATACTGTTTACTTGTGCGAGGGAAGATGGGATGAAATTTGTTTAAGAGATTTTCTCACCAGAGAAACGGAAACCGGAATTGTTTTAGGTGTTCCTGGTGCTGGAACTTGGCAAGATGCATGGACAGAATATCTAGCAGGTAAGAAAGTTGTACTGTGTTATGATAATGATAGTCCAGGAACTAAAGGTAAAGCAAGAGTTTATGAAAAAATCAAAGATCGTGCTGCACAGGTATTGCACTTGGTATGGCCAGCCACAACTCAGGATGGTTATGACATACGTGAATACATTACCAAAGAAAAACCAGATTTTAAAGAATTCTCTTCCCTTATTGCAAGGTATTCATCAGATCAAGAAAAAGCCCAGGCAAAACAAGAGCAGATTAAAAATAATCCAATTAAATCTGGAAACCGGCCTAGCTTCAAAACTGTATTATCGGTTTATCGCAAGTTCCTTAAAATGACCCCGGACCTGGAAGATGCATTACGTGTAATTTATGCAGTAGTGTTATCCACAAATATTCCAGATGACCCGTTATGGGTGCATATTGTTGCTCCACCGGGGGCAGCTAAAACCGCTTTGCTTACAAGTATATCAGCTTGTCTTACTTGCCATTTCATGTCTACAATGACCCCTCATGCCCTTGTGAGCGGGTTTGTGCAAGGTGGGGGGCATGATCCAAGTATTCTGCCAACACTAGACGGTAAAACTCTTGTTCTGAAGGATTTCACAGAAATTCTATCAATGCCAAGAATAAGTAAAGAAGAAATATATGGTACACTTAGAGGGGCTTATGACGGGGAAGTAGAGAAGCCTTTTGGCAATGGAATTACTCGAAGATATAGAGCACATTTCAATGTAGTTACTGGAGTTACTCCAGCAATATATGCTGAAAGAAATTCTGTAGTTGGAGAACGTTTCCTTATGATGCATGTCATAAAGGGATGCAACTTAGATCATAGTGACCCTATACGCGCAGCTATAAAATCTGTAGGTAAAGGTGCAGTTATTCGACAAGAGTTAATTGATATAGCTAGGTCTTTCCTTGATGTTAATGTAAACTTTGAAGAAGATGTACCTGAGATAAGTGATAGTGATATTGATAGAATATCTGCTTTAGCTCAGATCGTAGCAAAACTTAGAGCTACGGTAGAGAGAGATTTCAAAGGTGAAAGAAAACTGCTATACAGACCACAAGAAGAAGTAGGCACAAGAGTTGCAAAAGAATTAACGAAACTCCTGATGGGGCTTTCTCTAATTAATAGCCCTCCGTCTATTGGATTAACTGAGTATCGTATTCTCTCAAGAGTTGCAATAGACACATGTGTAGGGTTTAATTTAGAAGCTATAGCCTCTCTTATGGAAAGTCCTGGACAAACATTACAGGAACTATCTGATGATTGTTCATTAGCTAAGTCTACACTAAGAGATCAGTTAGAGGATCTCCAAGAATTAGGTGTTATCTTCATTAGGAAATTTGAAAATCCTGCTGGGAGAGGCGCGCCTATTATGAAATACTATCCTTCTTCAGATATTTCTAAGCTATGGGCTACATCTGGTTTACGAAGAATAAACGGAATGGTTAAGGTACAGTTTAGAGATAGACAGAAGAAAATAAGAATAGTAAAGAAGATAGCACCTCCTACTATCGGAGAAAGAGTAGTAAATGCAGAAAATGAACCAGATCGTAGCGTTAAAGGAGTTCCTTTGTACTATCCTGAAGAACGTAAGTTACTGCCTCGAAAGAAACTTAGTCGCCTTCAAGTTAAGACGACAGAGGGAGTGGTTTAAATGATAGGCCCATTTATAGGCAAGTACAAGTTCTTATCTAATTTCTTTGTGTTAACCAATCCAATAAAATATAAGGGTCTATTATTTTATTCTGTAGAAAATGCATATCAAGCAGCAAAATGTAAGACTAAAAAAGAAATGCAGTTGTTTCAGAATATTACACCATCTGAAGTCAAGCAACTAGGTAAGACTGTTGAACTTATTGAAAATTTCGAACTTGATAAACTACATATAATGACTTACCTAGTGATACAGAAGTTCAAGAAAAACCATGATCTAACCATAATGTTAGAAAGAACTGGGGATCAGAATATAGTTGAAATTAATTCCTGGGCAGATAGGTTTTGGGGTATGTCTAACGGCAGAGGTGAAAACCACCTCGGTAGAATACTAATGAAGATAAGAGACGGGGATCTATGATGAAAACGTATGTAGAAGTTGACTTAGAACTATCTGATAAAGTTGCTAAATTAGCTAGAGATTTTGGGATACCCCAAAAGCAACTTATGGATGCTGTACTAATTGTATATCTTGCATCTGTTAGATTGAATAAACCACTAAGACAGATACTAGAATTATCTGATGAACTTAGACGTGCAGAGTTGCTAGGTACGGCAGTTCCTTTACCGATGCGTCCACGTGAAGGCCAGATATTTATAGATAATTCAACAGATAAATACCATATTGCACAAGTCTATGGGGAAGGTATGCTAAGTAGTAGATGTCTATGTGGAGTTCCTACCGAAAAAGTAAAACAACTTATAGAAGTACCCGCTGGAACTAATATGTGTAAGAAATGTGCAAGGAGTAATGTATAATGTGGAGATATAAGCCAATAAATAATGTTGCACCATACCGTTTTTGCGAAGAACTAGAAAAGTTACATAATGATCATGGCTATGAGTTTGTAACTACAACACACTATGGGAACACTATTATAGTTCGTAGATGGGAAGAACCGGAAGAAACTGAGGTTCCCGTTTCTCTGGTAGAAGAAAAGAAGATCTTAAAACGAGTTGGGATAATGAGGGCAATGCCTATTAAAATAAATGAAGATGTTATGGAAGTTTTTATTGCCGTAGCTATTTTTACTTTGCTTTCCTTCATTATATGGAAACTATAATATGGTCTGTACTTACTATTATCAACCTGGGTCTCTCTTAGCTGATGGAACTTATTACAAGCATTCCGGTTATTTCTGCGCTGCTCCAAAGAGCTACAAGCTGGGATCTACCATAACCATTGTAAATAAGAAGACAGGAAAGCATATTAGGCTGCGTGTACGGGATAGATGCAGCCACATTGATATATCCAGAGCAGCAGCCAAAAGGCTGTTTGGATCTCGTTATAAGGTTATTGGAAGATACACAGTAAAGGTTTACAAATGAAAGTGGTTCGTAAAGGTAGTTACTACATTCCTACTAGAAATGACGTATACATAGGTAGAGGATCACCATTAGGAAACCCATACAGCCATAGACACGGAACTAAAGCTAAATATATTGTCTCTACCAGAGAAAAGGCAATTGAAAAATATGAGATTTGGCTTAGAAAAAGAATACAGAGAAACAACAGACCAATAATAGAGGCACTTAAAAGAATTAAGGAGGATAGTAATCTAATTTGCTTCTGTAAGCCATTATCTTGCCATGGAGATGTTATACTAAAAATATTAAATGAACCTGAATGGAGTGAAGTAGATGAAAATAACTAAAGAAGCAGACAAGAACTTTGCATTTGTTGGGGAGTGGGAGTGTAGGAATTGCGGTTGTAAGTGGGAGTTAGATGCTTCCGATAAAAGTACAGTTAAATTAAACTCGGAAAGAGATGGAAGTTTTTACTCTATGGATTGTCCTAAATGTAAAACTTACACCACAAGAGGCATCCCACAAGGTACTAACTTTAGAAGGTATTAGAAACATGAGAGTAACAAACGTTAAGCTAGAAGCTACAACAAACCTAGAACTTACTGAAGAAGAAGTAAGGATTATAAACCATATATTTAGCTTTAATTTTGTCCCTAACTTCTATGATAAGTTCTCACACATCTATGATAAAGCAAAGCTGGAATTGGTAGTTAGATCTTTGAAGCACGGCACGGACAAAGCTTTAATAGTTATAAATGGCTCTAGAGAAGGGGTTAAAGAAGCTGTAAAGAAAACTAACCTACCACAAGAGGAAATTAATGATAACTAAGGATTATGAAGAATTACATGAATATGCCAAAAATCATAATAACCTCTATAGACAGTGTTACAATAAATCTGCTCACGAAGGCTTTACACGTGAAGAACAACTTGTACTAACTATAAGTGCCTTAATAGAACAACAGGATATAAACGAAGAAGCTATAAAGAAGCTTGTTTCTTTCCAACCACCACCACCTTTTATAATGTGTGACAGTTGCCCTAAGAAAGATACTGTGCTTAAAGGTATTAAAGAAAAATCTAATGAAACTTGAAAGATACCACCAACCATGTTATGACAGTGAAGAAGATACAGAACCAGTTTGGTATCATTATATTATTGCAGTTCTTATGCTTTTATATGTCCAGTTAAGGAGCAGATTACATTGAAAATCACAGAAAATCTTTCACCAGAGAATAACGGCAAACCAAAAATTGTACCTACTCACGAAAAACTACAGAGACTAGAAGAGTTGAAAGCTTTATTTGTAAAATTTGGTGTTACGATCTATGGTTACTGCCCTGGAGCATGGGGTTTTATAACTAAAGAGGGAGCAAGTAGTAAAGTACATTTTACTTACACAGAACTCCAATGGCTTGAGCCTATCTTGAAATCTGTAGAAACTCACGAATTACTTACAAAAGGATTAATGGAAACATGTGCGAAGAATATAACGAAGTAGATGAAATAGACGAACAAGAGAGAGTAGACAATATTATATTGAAAACTATAGCAGCTGTGTTTTTGATAGCTATAGTTTGTATTGTAGTTAGTCCTTTTATTTATGGTTTTATAGTAATTCTCAGAAAGTAGAATAAATGGAAAAGATACTAATAATGATGGTTGGTCTTCCAAGATCAGGCAAGAGCACACAGGCTATGGAGATTATGGAAGGTGCTTTAGATTATAATCGTCCTAATTATACTGGAAGGTTTACAACTATAGTTTGTCCTGATGATATTCGCTTGGCTATGTATGGCCCAACTCCTTTTATTGCATCTTTAGAGCCTTTAGTATGGGCTACTGCAAAGATTATGGTAAATGCTTTATTCGAAAAGTTTGACACTGTAATTCTTGATGCAACCAACACAACTAGAAGAGGGAGAGATGAATGGATTTCGGACAAATGGGAAAGGCAGTTTATTTGCTTTAATACTAGTAGATATGAATGTAAGAATAGAGCAATAGATAAAGGACAAAATTATCTACTAGATGTTATTGACAGGATGTTTATTGGTTTAGATCCAATAACTAAAGAAGAATGCCATTACCGTGATTTTAAAGACCCATTCTTATGGCCTAGTATAGAACTACTAAGAGAGCGAGAAGTATTCTTAGAACAAATGTCGAAAGGAAAAACAAATGGATAGATACCAAGAAGCTGATTTTAATGCAGAGAGAATAGCGTTTGCAAAGGCAGTTGAATTAGAAGAACAGATTAAAGCTTGTCATGAAATCGTAACTAAGATACTCACTGCCTACTTAGAAAGGGGCAAGCTGGAAGTAGATACTATCTTGATAAATGCAGCCATGGCAGAACCCATGGGCTATGTGGCAAGACATTATAAACTCAAGATGCATTGTAGTTTTACCCTGCCTGTAGGAGTTGTAATTATCTGCGATAGTGAACAGGTAGAGAAAGAGATAAGTAAATTTATTGCATTAGAACTTGAGAAATCAAGACATGGTTTTGATAACGTAATAGACTATATAAAGTCAAAGGCTAAAAAAGATGCCAGCTAAAAAGAAAGATCCTGCTGAAAACTACCCAAAGGTTAGATTTGAAGCACCTAGGTTTAAAATTTTCTTTAGTGATGAACCTCCTAACCCTATTAATGAAATAGTTTATCTAAAAAGTATAGATATACTACATGTTGGCTTAGACCATGAAGGGGGTAGACTAATTGTAAACGTCTCAGATGGTAAGGGCATGTCTTTAGGAGGTATTATAAACCCAAGTGATCTATTTGAAAAGATAAGAGAACTACTTGATATTGAAGCTATAAAAAGATATGGGCCAAATCCAGAGCCTTCAATTAATACAGTAGTTAAGGAAATAAAAAATGGAAAACCAAAGTTCAAAGTCAAACGAACCTACGACCCCTATCCAGGAAACTGAAGAAAATGTAGAAAGACTAAAAAGGCATCTAGATCCGTCTAGACCTTACAATAGGCTAACAAGAAGTGAGGTAGAAGCTGACTGTAAAGACACAGACGGAGATGGTAATTGTTATTTACCGATATGTAAACAAGGTTGCCATCTAAAACATGAAATTTCTTTGATAGAGTTTATTAAAGAAATTTGCGAAGTAAAGTTAGAACCTTGGCAAGAAGATTTAATTAAATGGATGGAAAGAAATCCAGGTAAGAGAGTGAGAATATAATGTACGTAACTTGTAATAAATGTGGGCAGGCTTATAACGACGAATATAGGTCTACTATCTGCCCTCATAACGGCCTTAATGGGCTTTGTGTGAAGTGTGATAGCTATGTTTGTACTTGCTCTAAAGAAGTAGAGATTTCTTCACAAGAGAAAAGGGAACCAAAATTTTCTGAAGGGCAAACTGTAGTTATAAGGGATACAGGACAAATATGCCAAATAGATAGTATTTTCGAAGGCTTCATAAACGGAGGGGAACCTAGATTTTCGTACCATCTTAAAAGCAATGCTCTATAGTACTCTGAAGAAG